CAGGCTGTGCAAAACCTGGTGTTCGGCGCCAGCAGCCCCCTGGTTACCGAAAAGCGCGTCATCACCGTTGAAGCACTGGGCGGCACCGGTGCCCTGAAGATTGGCGCCGATTTCCTCAAGCGCCTCAAGCCCAGCGCCAAGGTGCTGATCAGCGATCCCAGCTGGGAAAACCACCGCGCCCTGTTCGAATCCGCCGGTTTTGAAGTGGGCGCCTACGCCTACTACGACGCCGCCACCCAAGGCGTGAACTTCGAAGGCATGAAGGCCAGCCTGTCCGCTGCCGCCCCTGACACCATCCTGGTACTGCACGCCTGTTGCCACAACCCCACCGGTGCCGACCTCTCCGAAGCCCAGTGGAAGGAAGTGGTTGAGCTGATTAAGGCCAAGAACCTTATCGCCTTCATCGACATGGCCTACCAAGGTTTTGCCGAAGGCATCGATGCCGACGCCGTGGCCCTCAAGCTGTTCGCCGCCTCCGGCCTGCAGTACTTCGTTTCCAGTTCTTTCTCCAAGTCCTTCTCCCTCTACGGCGAACGCGTGGGCGCTCTGTCCATCGTCACCGCCAGCACCGAGGAAGCCGGCCGCGTCATGTCTCAAGTGAAGCGTGTGGTTCGCACCAACTACTCCAACCCACCCACCCACGGCGGCGCCATCGTCGCCACCGTGCTGTCCAGCCCCGAGCTGCGTCAACAATGGGAAGACGAACTGGCCGGCATGCGCGTTCGCATCAAGCAAATGCGCAACGCCCTGGTGGAAAAGCTGCAAGCCCGCAACGTGGCCCGCGACATGAGCTTCATCAATCAACAACGGGGTATGTTCTCTTACACCGGCCTCAGCGCTGAACAAGTGGAACGTCTGAAAACCGAGTTCGGCATCTACGCCGTCGGCACCGGTCGTATCTGCGTCGCTGCACTGAACAGCAAGAACATCGACTACGTGGCTGACGCCATCGCTGCCGTACTGAAGTAAAAAAATCGCAAGAAAGTCTTGCACGATTTAAGAGGCGTAGCTATAATTCGCGCCTCTCAATTCCCCGATAGCTCAGTCGGTAGAGCGCCGGACTGTTAATCCCCGCGTCGAAAAATAAGACCCTTGTAAAACCGCTTCCAGAGCGGGTTTCAAGGGTCTTTTAGTTTCTGTCAGTCTAATAAAACGAAGTTTGTCTAATAAAACCGTACTGCTTTTGCAGGCGGGGCGAGTAGCCCCGTAGTCTGCATGGTTCTAATCTTCACCCATGTCGGCCATCTTCCCAGCGTTGCCGTGGATAGCATTCCAAACACTTGCACCGGGTAAAGCCTGGGTCAAAGACTCACCCACAGGCTGACTGAACAGGCTGGTCAACTGCTCCACACTTGGGCCTGCAAGCGAAGTCAAACCACGACCTGACACGTAGGCATCCGTGGCCGGTTGCCACATACCTGTCAACCCAGCACGCATAGCTCCGTGTTCGATCATGGAAGGCAACCCGGCACGCATCCAAGCGGGTTCTTCCCCACTCATCAGGATTGCCTTGGCAGCATCAGCGGCGATCATCATCGGTGTGTAGGTGGCGACCAGGGCGGCAGCAGGCCCCAGGTCGTCGTGTTTCTTCACCTCGTACATCGCACGCTTCATGATCGTATCGTGGAAGGTGTAGGCGAACTGCTTCATGTGCCAGAAGATCATGTAGTGCGGGTCGGAGGCCCAAGCAGGACGTTGACCGGCGTTAGGACGCAGGATGGCACCGTTCACCCACCGATGGATGGCCTGTTGAATCCGGGGGTCGTTGTAATCCAGATTGCCGTCCTTCAAGGTCTTCGCCTTCACTTCGTCCTTGGTCAGGTTCAATTCACGCAGGAAGTCGTCACTGTGCTTGCTTTCACCGGAACCATGGCGCTTGATGAAGTTGATAGCCGCCTGAGTGGCTGCGATCTGAATGCCTCGGTTGAAGCCCTCCATCCCGTTGATGCGGAACAGCATGTCGTTGGCCTTGCGGAACTTGCCACCCATGAACATGGAGCTATACAGCTGCCCGAACGCAGCTAGGAACCCGTGGGCGTCAGTCGTACCCACCTGCTCAGCGATCTTGGCTGCTTCGTCATGGGTGTGATCACCCTTCCACGAAGCCCAGACTTCCTTCATACCTCGCAGGTACGTATCCCAGGCATCCTTCATGGTGCCACCACGGACAACAATGCCCAACGGGTCAATCAGCTGGCTGAAGAGACTCAACCCCATCGTCCGCATGTTCTGGTAGACCATCAGGCTGTTCTCAGCACGACGCAGGGTCGGGTTGATGTCGTAGCCCAAGGTGCCTTCCATCGCCATGATGTCCTTGGCTGCAGGTTCGATGATCTCAGCTGCACTCTTCATCTCAGCCGCGATCTGTTCAGCTGAAGCGCTGCCACCAGCTTTGTTGATGTAGTTCGCAATCTGCTCGTCCAACGGGCGCTCGTTGCCACCGTCGAAGTTCTTGACGATACCTTCAATGTCGGCACGAGGGACACCGAACTTGTCAGACACACGGCTACCGATCTCGTATGCAGATGCGGCCACCAACTTGTCACGCAGCACCCCACCGTCGTTACCAAACCGACGCACGTATTCAGCACGCTTAACACCTTGAGCCAAGTAGGAAGTCAGCACCTTGGCAGCATCCTTCTCACCCCACTTCTCCATCAACTTCGGTGACAGCCAGTCGAGGGTACGTTGGTTAACAGAACGCATGAACGGGCTGAAGCCCACCGCACTGGTGTTCTCTTCGATGCTCTTCTGGCCGTAGCTGTTGATCAGACGATTGCCGATAGCTTCTGCCACGTCCTGTGCTGTGATGAGCCGGTCTTTGATAGTGGCGGACGCAGTATTTTCACCAGCGTCTGTACCACGGCGAACTTCGTCATTTGCCTTTTCAGCAATCCTAGCCAAAATATCAGCGTGCTCAGCCATCAAGTCGTTGACGAACTCACCGGGTTTTTCAATGAGCATCGCCGTATCGTAGGCTTGCGGGAAGAAGTCTTTCCGGTAGCCGATGTCTTTCCATACACCGCCTTCACCGTTCTCATTCTCTTCCCACCGCTGAACCTTTGCATCACGCAGGTACTCGTGGAAAGACTCAAGGAGGTTGCGTACCTTACCGACAACCTCGTTGGCCCGAGCGTTGTTCCCTGTGCGCTTGGCATGCAGGTACGAAGCGGCAAGCTCCAAGTCACCCTTCTCGTAACCGTCGAACACAGAAGCTAGTTTGTTGCTCCACTGCTTGAGTTGGTGATCCTTCGCTTCGAGGTTGGATTGTTCACCACCCTCGCCTACGTTCTTCTTGAACATCTCACGAACGGCCTGTAGGTGAGGGTTGTTCGTGCGTTCGAGGTTCGATGCAGCAGTCAGGAAGGTACGAGCGTAGACCTTGGTCACAGGCTTGATGAAGTTCTGCGCACCCTTGATCATGTTCTCACGGGCTTCAATGTTGTTAGCCAACACATGGGCTGCAGCATCTGCCGTTTGCATACGACCCTGATCGAACGCATTCATGATGGCTTCGGCCTTCTGCTCATCAGTGAGCATGCCCACCACCTTGCGGAAGAAGTTGCTCACCTTCTGGAATGTGGTCTGGGTCTCCGGGCCGATCTTCAAGATGCCAGCCTGATGGAACTGGAACATGTAGGCGATGCGCTCAGCAGGGTCAGACAATTGCTTCAAGGCTTCTGGGTGATCATCCAGCAGCCGCTTCAGTTGATTGACCACGGGTTCGGAGTTCGCAGCACGAGACAGGATGTCCACCACTCGGTTTTGACCACCTTTGATCAGCCGGTCAAAGAACTCGTGCATGGACTCGTGGGCACCGATCTGGCCGATGTTCTGAGCATGGATGGAGGCACGAATCGCTCCAGGCTCCCAGTCACCGGACAGCTTGATCTCATCCCCTTTGGCATTCTTGCCCAACAACTCATCGTGCAGAGCAGCCTTCATGTCGGCACCCAGGCGACGAGCGATGTCCTCCTTGAACTTGGCTTGCTCTTCAGGTGTGGCAGTCTTGCTATCGGTCTTCTGGGTATTGGAGCGCTTCAACAAAGCACCAACCGTGTTGTTCTCGACATTGGCTCCGTAGGCTTCGGCCACTTCCTGGGCCTTGCCAAAGTCCTTGAACGCAGCGATAACCTTGCCACCCTCAGTCTCTGAATCAGCCTTCACAGCAGCCCACACGACATCCTTGGGGTCTGCCTTGTTGAGGTCGATATTGTTGCGGGAGTTGATCAGTTGATCAGCCCGAGCGGTGTCCTTCTTACCACCCTTCGGCGGTTCAGGATCAGTACCGTTTTCGATAGCCTTGATAGCTAGGCGTGCGCGGTTGCCGAATGCTTCAATATCCTTCGGAGGCTTACCGTTCCACACAGGGTTGTCAGGGGTCTTGGCCTCCAGCATCGTCTTCAACACTTCGTACATCTTGGCCTTCTGCTCGAAGGTGGCTTTCTTCAGCATGGCGTTGAAGGTGGGCATCCCTTTGCGCAGCGTATCGAGTACGAAGTCCTGAATCTGAGGGTCGGGCTTCTCAGGTGACTGAGTAGGCTTTGTCTTCGGATGCAGTTCTTCACCCGTACCCTCGTCGTGGGTGCGGACAGGTTCTTTCTTACCTTCGATCTGAGTTGTGTCGGAAACACCAGGGCGAGCGTTGACCTGTGCACGGTTCTTCTCGATGTCGCGCTGATTGAGAGGGACATCGTGTTGAGTGGCAAACTTGGTTCGCTTGCTGTCGATAGCTCTTGACACTTCACTGGACTCAACTGAGTTCAGCGCATTCACCCGATCCACCATGTGGGCAAACGCTTTGCTGTCAGGGCCGTATTCCAGAGCGGACTTGAGCCACCCTTCTTCGTCTTCCAACTGCTTCTTGCGCCAATCAGGTTGCTCACCCTTCAGCTGATCCTCAACACGCTTCAAGGCGCTCTTGAGCAAGGCTGTGTCAGCGCGGTCACGCTCTTCCTTGGCAACACGCTTGGCATCACCCAAGGTCTTACCCTCAGAGCTATACATGCGGAGCTTTTCAGGAATCTTGAAGTCGGCCATGTAGCTCTTGCCATTCTTCGCCACAGCACGGCTGGGTTCAGCCCAACGCACTTGCCCACCCGGCTTGTTCATGAAGCCGACTCGACCACTGAGCGCGTAGTTACCTTGTGCGTCCTTGCTGTTCAACAAGCTGCTGATACCTTGCATCAACAACTTGCTCTGGCCTGCTAGGGCGTGCTCACCGTTACCACCTTGGCCTTCGACCTTACCGGCATCGACCATACGTTTGATGATGCGGGATGTAGAGGTGGCGAACTTGGTGCCATCAGCACGTTCAAGCCACACCTTACCGCTGCCGATGTCACCAGACTCGTTGTTACGCCCGGTAGACTCAGCCCACTTGTTGTCCTTAGACCGATGATCCACTGCACGGAACTCATCAGCCTTAATGTCCATTGGTTCGTGGCTGTCAGAAGCCTTCTCCTCACGCAGCACGTAGAACTTCTTGTTCAGGTGCTTCTCAGGATTCAGACGCTCATTCTCTGACAGATCACCAGCATGCTTCTGCACGAAGTCGATAGAGCGTTGTACAAGCTCATCAGGGTTCTCACCGTAGCGCTCACGCAGGTAATCCATGTAACCCTGGCGGCGAACATTGGAACCGAACTTGGTTTCGATGTCACCGGCTTTGTTCTTGGCATGGGTGGTGTGATCACCGAGGGTATTGCCTTCCTTATCTGCAACAACACCAGCCTCACTGTAAGGCTCGGAACGCTTGTCGTTGTAGTGGTGCCAACGCACATCACTACGAACTTCGTTGGGGTTCATGCTGTTGGTGACAGCAGCAAGATCGTCATGGCTACCAACGTCGTCATGCTCATCACTCAGCCGTGGGCCGCTAGTCTCACCAGTGTCGTCAGCCAGGACGGACTTTGACTTTTCACGGTTGCGATCCATCGCCTCAAGAACACGCTCCTTGTTAGCACCGAACAACTGGTCAAGATTCTGTTCGTGAGGTTTGATCTCACCGCTATCAACAGCGTTGCGCACATAGCTAACGATGCGATCCAAATCACCACGGTTTGTCACCTTGAGGTTGTCAGCTACGATTTGCTTGTCGGACTTGTGGGCCTCACGCCGAATCTGAAGCTCGTCGATCACCTTCTGCAGTGCGTCGGGCTGATCAACAAGACCTTGGCGGCGCATCATATCGTAGGTGGACTTCACGGCTTCCACAGGGTTCACGAACATGCGGTTGAGGGCTTCTGGCACCAAGGGTTCTTTCCCAGGCTTCCAGCCCTCCATCCACCGACGCATGGCGTAGGCGACCTGATCGGAGTCCTCCTTGTCCACATTGCGAATGTGATCACGCTCCAACATCATGCCCAGCATGTCGTTGAAGCGGTTGCCCTCCTCACCTTCCGGGGTCTGCGCATTCTGGCGGCGTTCCACCTGATAAACATCACGCACGTTGTCCATGAAGTTGCGAGCACCGGCAGCAGCCTTACCCACCTTGACACCGGACTGCTGGATGAAGTCACTCAGGTCGTGATCCATCAACTGCTTGCGGTGCCACTTGGCAGCAGCGTTCGACAACCCAGTCCAGGCGTCAGCGGTCTTGTTACCTTGCAGGTAGTTCTGGGCCTCCTGCTTCAAGTAGTCAGGTGCACTTTCATCAGCCAGCAGCTTCGTTGCGTAGCGCCCTGCTGCTTCGTTCTTCACCACGTCGTCTTGCTTGATAGCGTCAGGATGTGGCTCTTGTGGACGAAGCAGAGTGTCGAGGTCTTCATCCTTACCGTGGAGGACGGCGCGGGTGATGGCGTCTTCACCGCGATTCATGATTTCGGCCCCTGCCTTACCCAGAGCGATGGCGGCTTCATCGGCACTCTTCGGCATGTTGTCCATGGCGGACTTCACCTTCGGTGCAGCCAAGTCGATGGCTTTGTCACCGGCTTTCAGTGCAATGTCTTTGGTTGAGCCACCAACGTCCTTGCCGATACGAACACCTTGTGCAGCAACAGCATGAGGTACTGCAAACGGAGCCATACCGGCAGCACCACCCACCGCAGCATCAACCAGTGCCATGTTGTCATGGCTAGTGTCACGGTTCGGATTGAGATCGTTCTGCACCACTTGACCAAGACCTTCAACACCAGCCATTGCAGCGCCCTGCCCTGCGGTGTATCGCCCCATGTCCAGGGCGGCACGACCAAGACCAGCCTTGTTGGCACCAGCTACAGCCTCACCCATCATCATGTTGGGTACGGTGTGGAAGATGGCGGCGTCCGCAGCACCTTCCAGATTCATGATGCGCAGTTTGTCCGCACGGCTGAGCTTTGCGGTTGTCGGATCAGCGTCCAGACGTTGAGCGACGGAGCCTGCCATCACAGGGTGGTTGGCACCCACACCAGCTGCGAAAGCGGCTTCAGGTGACATGCGAAGCAGCCTAGATGCCAAACCGCTACCGACTGAAGGAACCATGTACGGTAGCCCTTGCCCCACCTTGCCGGTCAGATAACCTAGTGCGGAGTCCACGCCGTCCACTTGATCAACACTCTGCACAACAGGTGCTTCCAAAGCGGAGAGTTGAGCCTGACGATCAGCGTACTCACGCATGGCCTGAGAGTCAGCCATCTCACCGAAGTACTTGGCGACAGCACCTTTGAGGCCACGGGCACCGGACTTGAGACCACGAACGATAGCTGGGTCGGTGGCAGCTGCTCGCTCCACCATTGCAGCTTCAGCGTCAGGGGTGAGTTGTGTTGGGAGAGCGTTGGTTGTCAGCGGGTTTTGAGCCTGCCCGACAGGCATCATCAACGGATTTGCTGCGCTGGCGAGGGTAGCCATAGTTGTTCCTCAGTTGGAGATTGTGGTTCCGCCAAACTTACGGCTCATAGCTGAGATTTGATCGGAGACATCTTTGTTACGCGCACCGAATAGTCCGTTCGGGTTAGCCAGGGTGTAGCCGGTGGTGGTGTTACCCATGTTGTTGCGCACACGGGCCACGAGACCTTTGTTGTCCACAGAGTGCAAAGCGTAGTCGCTAGGACGATCACTGTAGAAAGGGGTTTCGCCATTGACCACGTTCCAGAGCTTGCCACCGAAGCTGTTATTGGCAGCATCGTAGGGTTGCTTCAGACCGCTATACAGGCTATGGAACTGAGCCATGGCTTGAGGTGTGAGATGGTTAACACTCATCCCACGAGCCTGGAGTTCTGCGTTCAACGCGGCCATGGCTTTCTGATACCCCTCGCCTTCTACCAGCTTGCCATCCTTATCCGTGTCCTTGTAGCGATCCATGGACTTGGTGTTTTGTTCACCCTGCTTCTGCATCATGTCCCACTGAAGCTGACGGGAGTGAGAGCCAGCAGCGATGTTGGCCTTGGTCAGATCGACTTCCAGAGGATCGTAGTGTTGAGCTTCTGCGAAGTTGCGACGGTATTCACCCTTGGCCTGGGCCAACGCCGCGCGTTCAGGTGTGATCGACGCAAGATTCTTGAAACGCGAGAATCCTGTGATGTCGTTGGGATCACCCTCGATAACGGACTTCGTGAAAGAGGGATCACTCAGTCTCTGACGGAGTGTGTTAGAGGCTCGGGTAATAGCTTGACGGCTCTGATCCAGACCGGGTACTTGATCCTGAGTCGGAACAGCTGCGGTTGTTTGCGGTTGAGGCACCATGTCCTGACCGCGACCCCATGCTGTATTCGGGTCAGTGCCAGCAACAGGGTCTGACGCAGCTGTCTTGCGATTGTCGAACTTACCGGAGTCAATTTCCTTCTGGAATTCAGGTGTGACCAGCGAGTTCTTGGCAGCGTCACCGAAGATACGATCATGACCGTACTTGATGGCGTGACCGATCATGTCGTCGATACCATTACCACCAGTCATCAATTTGCTCGTGGCATTTGCTGCACCGATAGCTCGTGCTGGAGGAAGAACTTCAAAGGTCTGCAAACCTTTGGCAGCAGCCTTGAGGTAGTTGCCGTTAGCAAACTCGTGAGCAGCATCAAGCGCGTTGTCGGCAGCGTCACCGAAAGCAAGGAAGTTGTTGGCACCAGACTTCAAACGAGACAACTTACCTTGCGTGCTGGTGGGTTGACCACCCATGGCACCTTGACCGGGTGTGCCACGCACAGGGTCTGTCGGTTGAACAGGTTCAGTCCAAGGCTGGGGTTTCCAAGGTTCAGGGCCAGCGTTGGCACCAGTGGTGGCACGAACGTTAGGGTTCTTTGCCCAACCTGTACCCTTGGGCTGCTGACCATTCAAATCTTGGTAGACCGGATTGGCAGACCGTGTATTGTCCAAACCTGCGTACCCAGAAGGGGTCTGGGTAGCAAAACGCTGGCGAAGACCACCTAGTGCGCTTTGGGCCGTATCGAGGATGCTCATTTCTCTACTCCTGTTAATTCCGTACCAGCGCGATTGATCACACTGAGTGAGTTAATCTTTTTCCGCTCAGAGTAAATCTGATAACCGGAATACACGAAGACACCGATAACGAGGGCTGCAGAAATCAAAGTTACCAGTGTGTCCTTAAATGCAACGTAGATAATCCCAGCGATCACCCAACCAAGCACAGGGGAAAGCATCAACCACAAACTTCTCCCGAACGACATACCGCCACAGAGCATCAAGCGAATTTTCAGGAAGAAGTTTGTGGTCACGGTCATGACCCCCACACTCACAGCTGCTGCCAGGATGTAGAGGACAACTAAATCGACCGCAGAGGCAACTGGGAACAGATTGAAAATAATCACGCAGGTTGCGAAGATCACACCCGGCAGAGCAAAGACGATCAACAACCAATCGGGGAAGATAATCTTGCTATTGACAAGTTCGTTCTTCATGGCCGTGACTCCTGATATGTAGACCAGGGTCATTTTACGTGTTCTGAAGCTCGACTGCCACCGCAGACAGTTGCTCAGACGCAGCCTTGATTTGGCTAGAGTAGGTGTCAAACATACCCTTGGCTGTATCCGCAGCAAGCCGGTCATGAGCGATGAGTGTCTGCGCTGTATTGGTGATGTGGGACGAACTCACCTGGGCGGCTTGGACAGCCACCTGGGCGTTCATACCTTGAGCCTGGACACCCATCCCTTGGGCCTTCTCAATGGCATCCACGATCACTTCAAACTTGCGCAAGTCAGCCTGATACTTACCCAGCTGAGCCTGGATGGTGATGTTCGCCTTGCTCAGCGCCTCACCGTAGCCCTGCAACTCAGCCTTGTATTTTTCGATCTCCAAACCCTGCATGGAAATCTTGGCATCCAGCTGTGTCTTGAGCGCCTGGGACTCCGTAGCGTAAGCAGACACCTGGGCACCGTAGGCATCAACATTAGCTTTGAACACATCGACCTTGGCCATCTCACCTTTGATCTGAGCTTCATACATCTGGAACTCAGCTGTGCGTGCACCTACCTGGGCAGTGTAGGCGTCCACAGTGGTACGGAAGGCGTCGATCTTCAACTTCTCCACCTGGGCTTGAATGTTCGCCGCTTCCATCTGGGTACGATAGATATTGACGTAAGCCTGAACACCTTCAAGCTGAGAGCGATACACGTCAGCGTAGAGCTTCTGAGCCTCCACAGACAACTTCGCACCTTCCACCTCCACCTTGAAGGCTTCGAGACCGGCCAGTGCCGCCTTCAACTGGGTGTCGTAGACACTGGCTGCAACCTGGGCAGCTTGATTACGAGCATTGAACCGTTGGACGTAGGTGTTGAAGATTTGAATGCCGTAGTCGGCAATGTACTTCGCCACATTCAGCGCACGCTCCATGCGATAACCGTAATAGGTGATCAGCATTTGCTCAATCTGTTGAACTTGCTGGATAGTGAACTTGCGGTTCTCAACATAGAGATCAGCACGCTTCAGAGCGATGTCACGATTCACGCTGCTGATCTTAGCCAGCGCAGATTGCTGAGCACTCTCGATAATGCCGTTGAGAGCACCAGGGGGAATAGCAAAACCACGGGCAGCGGCCTGACGAGTTGCGTCCTGAATCAAAGTCTCAGCAGCCAGAGATTCACGCTCACGCTCACGCTCCCACAGGGCCTGCTCGTCAGCAACTTCGATCCCGTATCCACCATTGAGCAAGTCGTTCATCAACTTGACCTTCAGATCATCAAGCAGTGCGTCTTGATAATCCTGCTCAGCGAAGCTGAAATTCTCAGTCGGGATGAGGATGTCGTCGTCTGGGAACTTCGGGGTGAAGGTTGGAATGCTGTAGCTCGGCGGTGTCGGGATAGCGAGATTCTGGAACACCGGAGGGGCTGGCATCGTTACCGTTGGTGCATCAGGTAGCGCCGGGGAATCGAATGTTGGCGCTGCCCCAGGTGTTGTGGGCATGCTGCTGCTGGGTGCAGATGGGATATTGACCACAGGTGCCACCATCGACAACACAGGTACGTTGCCGAAGTTCGGAACAGCAATGGCACTCAGATCAGGCGAAGTTGGTGCCGGGACGTTGATACTGGTATCAACCCCGGTTGTCGGCATATTGGCCTGCATGGCGGCTGAGACAGCGTTCGATGCTGCTGCTGGATCGACCCAAGGGGTGTTGACCCAGAAGTCGGCCATGGACACTTCTTTGGTGGCAATATCCAACACTCGCTGAGCGAAAGCCGCAGCTGCATCCCCGCTAGACTGAATTCGTGAGTTCGCATCATCACGAACGGTGCTGGCTGTAATGGAATTCGACATTAGATTCTCCTGCTTGTAACGACAACTGCGATGTTCATAGAGTCGAAGTCGAAGTCCTCCGACATTTCAAACTGGAACTGCCAGTACTTACCTCTTGCCCCTTTACCGATCAATGCTCGCCCCTGACGAATCAGTTCGATGTCACTGTTAGTCAGTACGTACTCATAGGGTTCAAGCTCGTCAGTGAATACACGCAGGGTCAAATCACCCTTGCTGCGCATCGACAGGTAGAAGTCGCTCACACGCTTCAAGAACTCGGAGCCAAAATGCAATTCAGCCGTTGTGATCCGGCTGGTAATTTGCTCTACGCTACTCTCGTCATCAATCTGACTGATCCCGTCAGGCCCAGCCCCAAGGTACTTACCTGCGAACTCGGCAAAGGAATTGAAGTAGAAGTTTTCAAACGTGGTCACAGCGTTGGTTACTGTGTCCACCACATGGGTCATTACCTGAGACATTTCACCACCCCTTTGAGTCGTGGTAGACGAGCCGATGCTGTTGCTTGACCAATGGAGTAGGCTTCAAGATGATCGGCCATTCTTGGCAGCTTGCCGTTAACCACACACACAGTTCCAAGCACCCCGCGCATACTGCTGCGAACTTTGGGAAGGGTTTCAGCAATGGTTGTATTAGAGCCAAGCAAACAAGCGAGATTCGCCAACGGCTTCTTGAGCGTGCCTTTGACCGAAACCAACTTGGTGCCTTGACCTGAAATCTGAGATACCAGGGCAGGTAGTCGTGCGGTGATGGTGGATACCAGGGTAGTGTTGGATGTGATAGCACCACGTAGTGTCGGCAGCTTGCCACTCAACCCAAAGTAACCACCTGTGATGCTGGATTTCAACGACGGCACGGAGCCGTGGATTGAACAAGCTGTACCTGAAGTCACTGATAGAGCGGGTGTCATCTTCGGCAACTTGCTCGCCAAAGTGATCGCTGTCAGCGCATATAAGGAGGAGGTTCCACCCAGCTTTGTAAGGTCTGCCTTGATTGACAGTGTGTACGAACCATCAGAGATAGAGCCGCGCAGTTTAGGGAGGGTAGCTGCAATGCTCCCTACACCTTGACCTCGGCTGAAGGCAACCGTAGCAGCGCCGCTGACTGCGGCACCCCCAGACATAGGACGACGTACCCAGTTGTAGCTTGCTGCTGCGGCACCGCTGACCTTCACACCACCTGAAGGCCAAATCTCGAACCGTTGGGTCAACTTAGCAACGACACCGGCACTGCCGCTTACTGCTACACCACCAGACGGAGTGATGTTGTAGACAACAGGGTCGTTTACAGAACTGCCGTTCAAGTAGAAGCTGCGTTGGGCATATCCAGCCACAACAACACCACCACTTGGGGTGTGAGTCATGGTCGTTGGGCCTGCGTTCGTCAGGATGAAATTCGAGAACTGCAGAAACCCGTCTGTGTACCCTGTCTGGTAGGAAGGGAACCTAACCCCTCCGATTGCAAAAGAACCAGCTTGGAACGAGGGGAGATCAATGGCACCAACGGTCAGTGCCCCGAACTGATAACCACCGACCCACAGAGCACCGGGGTGCTCTGCGTTCAGTTGGAATTGCGAGAACACGAGAGACATCGCTACCCCTTAGATAGAGAGAGTTGCGTCGGTAATCGTGTACGTGTTGCCGGATACGATAGATGTTGTGTTGATGAGGAAGTCAGCACCAGACGTGCCGACGCTACCTTGAATCACAAAGGTTGCTGAGCCATTCGTCTTCGTCCACCGTGCGTAGGTAGCTGTGCCTGTAGCCGCAGCCGCTGCGGAAGTCAGTGCCCCGGTCAAAGAAGCAGAGCCACCAGCCGGTGTGTTGAACACCTGGGTGGAGCCAATCGTCCATGTCGCCAACAGTGTGCCTGTTGCAGGGCTATCAGCGTCAGCCGGTGGTGTGCCAGAGTAAATGCTGATGGATGAGGCCCCAGCCGTGTTGATACCGAACTGAGGGGGTGTGGTGCTGAGTGCCGTCATGTTGTCCACAAGACGGTCTGACAAGGCTTGATTCAGGAACAGTGTTCCACCATTCGTCTTAGGGAACTTGATCGAAAAACCTGTGCAGTTAAGAGCCACACCAGCTGTGGAAGACAGGTTGTCCAGAATCAAACCACCTCCGCCGCCACTGAGCGAAACAGGCGTGTCCATCAACGCTGTACCTGTGCTTCCGTAGATACGTGCGAAGCTCAAAGCAGACACAGAGGAGGAAGCGTTCGCACCACGATTTGCCGAAAGTTGAGAGATGCTGCCACCAGCAAAACTCATGTAGGTTCCCAACTGGATACCCACACTGTACGAAGAAAACGCTGCGCTGCCAGCAGGTGTGGTTAAAGGATCAGCAGGCTGCACACCGTTATACGGCACTGCGTAGTACGTAGCCTGGGCAATTGCCGGAGTCGTGGAACCCGCAAGCCAGCCGATGATATTGTTCTTCTGAGTAGTGCTAAATGTGGTCGGCATGACTTACACCTTCGATAGGGTAAATGCAGGTGTGATAACGATTTGGTCACCAGCGTATTGGACAACCTTGGGGCTATTGAACAACTCAGACCACAGCAAGGTGCCAGTTGTGGCATCGACAACGTAATAGCCGTACACGGTTGTTGCACCACCACTACCGTCGAATGTCCAAGTCTGAGCCGCGTAAGAAGCTGTACCCACACCGGAACTAGAAGCAATGCTCCAGTTCGCCTTGTTCAGTGTCTTCGCAGCGTAGTTCTGCGTGGACATTTCTGTGTAGGTTGCAGCCGTGTCGGTATCACCAGGGGTGACATTGTTGGTGAACAGCTTCAGCAACTGGTTGCCTGGGGTGCTGAACCCCAGTGCAAACTCAAGCAGCTTGACTTCACTCGGATTAGGAACGACCAAGCTCATGATCTACTCCTTATGCGCCAGGGAGAGTGAATGCAGCAGAAGCAGCCAAGAACGGAGCACCGTTGGTGACGGTGAGGTTGCCGATGTTCATGTCGGCACCGGAGGTGGCGATGGAACCATCCAGACGAACGGCAGTGGTGCTTGCAGCTGTACCAGCATCAGTAGCTTCACGCATACGGAACCAACCGGCAGTGCCAGAGGCCACCGCAGTACCAGACCAAGTTTCAGATGCCAGCTTCTCCAACTCACCGGCAGTAGCGTTGGCTTCAAAGTGAAGACCAGCAGAGGAGCCGTCCGAATACAGGGTGACGAGCTTGGTGCCGTTGGGAACAGCATCGGGGGAAGAAGGTTGGACGCCGGAGTAAACGTCAATGAAGCAGCCTGCGAACAGCGTCTTGAAGCAAGCGGTGTCCATCAGTTTGTTGACCAGTCCGGTAGAGAGTTTCAGAGCCATGATTAAATCCTCAATCAAAAAGAGTTGTTACGAACTGCGGCGTGCCGCCGCGTACTTTGAAAAGGCTTGCGCCCGACGACACACCTTGGGGTAACAGGTATCTGTCACCCGTTAGGTTCTTGAACTCCCCGCCGTCCAACCCGACGCAGAGACCTTTTTTCGACATCCACATCATCACTTTGCCCTTTGCACCTTCTTCGCCAAAGTAATGACCAGGAACTTCTTTCTCCGTACCCAGAACGGAACCGTAGTTGGCTACTGGGTGCATGGTGAATTCGGTTGGGTCATCACCTTGCAAAAACACAATTTCATCATCAGAGCCAAGAAAGATTCCGTCAGAGACTGGGGCAAATGTTCGCACTGGGGAACTGAATCCGAGATACCCTTTGAAGCGGTGGAACAACTCGAATTCATACGGCTGACTGTACCATAAGTAGTTGTTTTCAGCCACATAGGTGCGCCCCTTGTAGCTCCCAACCACCTGCCCTGGTGGTGGAGGCCCCATGAGCAAAGTGCGAACCGGCAACGTGCGTTCGGCAGGCAACTGAAGCACTTCGCAGAGCGTGTCAGAGTTATTGATCTCAGCAATCAGATACGGTAGTTCACCGTTGCAATCGCTGACGTAAATCCTCTTGCTTGTCACCTTCGGGTCATCAGACACCGGCAGGTTGGCAAAAATGAACCCTTCGTTCTGTCCTGCCTGTGCCGACACAACGGGGGCTGCGCCGCTCTCTTGACCACTACTGCGGACGTAGGTCATGGTAATCAAGTAGGTTCCCTCACGAAGAGAGCCTGGGCCGGTGCTGACCACCAGTTTTGGTGGCAGAGCGATCCCCCAAGGTCTCGGGGTGTCAACCCGACTAATGACATTGGATGTAACCCCATCAGAGCAAAACACTTCGTTCACAAGCTCTGTGTATGCCACACGAGTTGATGCAACCGGGATTCCAAGATCATACTTACTCATGTCGGGTAGGATGCGATGAATACTTCCTGCCTGGACACACAGAGCTAAGTCTCGACTCGCCCACAAGCTGTGACTAGCCACGGCGTCGATCACAGTAGTGCCAAGTCTGCGGTACGGTTTACCAGACTCGTCAAGCTCAATGTTCATGCCTTCGACAAGATCACCGAGTCCAAATCGCTCTGGTGAAAGGTCGTTCCGCACGCCAGTGAACTTGCTTAGTTCGAAGGTCTTCATTTAATTCCCCAAGGTAAGGTGCCCAGGCTGTGACCGGAGAAATCACACCTGGGCGGTTGAAGGTTTTTCGGACTTCCGTTTGTCCGATCAAGCACCCACCTTCAACTAGGGTGACACTTGATCTTTACGTTACTCAGGAAGCAGCAGCTTGGACTCAAGAGAAGCAACAGGCTCAAGCGTACCGAGCACAGTCACACCTTCAATCTCAGTAACCCACTTCTGCACAGGGCAGTTGAGGGCTTCGAGCGCTGTCACACCTACATACAGATAAGGGGTTTGAATGAACTGCTCAGCTTGTTCGCGGGTTACTTTCGCCATGATTAGCTCCAATACGTAACGGTTGATGGGTTTTGTGACCAGTAGATTTGACGAGCACCTGAGAATTGACCGGGTACTGCGACAAACACATTTGCTTTCCCCAACTCACCTTGTCGCGCTGGCTTCCCAGTAGAAAATTGAGTTGAGTTGTAATACGCAACATTGAAACGACCTTGCCAGGATGTTGCTGTCCACACCCAGGTCTTTTTCAATGTGCTTGGGTCGTAGCTGTTACCTTGCTTGCATTTCTTCACCCCAACAAATCTGCTGTTGAGGTTGGCAGAAAAACTTCCACCCGACTTCCGATCAACACCATGACGATATGGTTTAGCAGATGCAAACCTGCCTGGGCTGGTGGTCAAGTTCCCTGAACCACCAGCTGTTGTCACCCGCTGAACTTTCTTAGCTCCAGCTAGAACCCAAGCCGACCCAGTATTCGGGTTGTTTGGGTAGTTGTTGATCGGAATCATGGTTTAACGAGGGATCAACATCTGACCGTGGCCGTAGGTGTTATTTCCACCGTGGTAGTACTGCTTTGCCACATGGTAGAAGTTGCCGTCAGTTGTATGGAACAAGTATTGATTCCCAGTGTGCATACCGCAGCGAACACCAACCGCTGTGTTGGTGTATCCACCAATACCCTTAGTACTTCCTGCCGTAGCAGTACCCACAGCGCCAGCGCCACCCCCGTCACCTGTGCTAAATGACTGCCCAGCGAAAGTACTAGGTACAAACACCCCCATGTGGTTAGGTGTCCGCATGGTCACGCACTTAGCTAGGCCATTTGTGTGAGATTCATTACCCGCTGTGACGCTGATCGTATTTTTGAAAAGTGCACCTGCATTAGTGATCAGATGTGCCCCTACTGTGCCCCCTGATGTCGTGTTGCTGGTGGCGTAAGCCATACTGAAATACTGACCGTGCCATGTGCAGCCGTAGGTATAAACAGCAAGTGCAGTAACTGGGCTAGTGATCCACGCAGCAGCATTGGTGCTCATGGTGATCCCCACGAGACCCATATCAGCCGCCGTAGTGGTGTTGCCGAACATCCCCAACACAGTGTCTTGTCCGTCGCAAGCGAGACCCATCACAGTGCTTGTTGAAGTCTTACCGGATAAGGTGGTGGTAGTGCCCCACTGGGTAAATGAGCCTGTGTCGATAGCGTAAATACCGCCACCGTTTGATGCTGTACGTTGACTTGCAAACAAGCGGTTGTGGCCGTCCCAGCACAAGGCTTGGATACCACCTGTGCCAATGGTCAAGGATGTGTGTGCATCACCGTTCAACGTGTCGATGCGGGAAACACCAGCCGTTGTTGCAGCGTAGACGTACTGACCATCGAAGCAAATGTCGGTGACAACACCTGTAGGGCCGGACACAGCAGTGGTATTACCGGAGCTAAAGTCTGTCTTGTACACCCCGCTGGCAGTAGCGTGATACACCGCTACACCTGTAAAAGCCATGGCATACGCCACCTGTGTCTGGGCGTAGGAGTTAGTGGTTGGTTGCCAGCTACCTTGAACAGCACAAGAACTTGCTGCATCGTAGTTGATAGGGAGCACCCAGTGATCTTGTCCAGTTCCTCCAGCAGCGTAGAACAGATCACTGTCCACCGGAAGGTTCACCTTGTCCATCAGGTTCCCAACGTTAGGAACTGCCTTCAGACCAAATGTACGTCCGTGGATGGATACCAGACCAAGGCTGGCGGTATCAACGGTGATCAACTTGGGGCTGGAAACCAGACGTTTGCCAGAATCCCAAGCGTGCTTCAGTGGCCCCCACACAGCATTGGAAGTACGAATGTCGTCAGCAAATTTGCTGGTGTATTGCAGACCATAGGTTCCGTGAGCAAACTGCATTTGCTGGTTCTGCAAGGTTGCTGTGGCGGGGCCACTGCGACCATCCCGAGTACGGGGGAGGGAAATCCAGTCGTTGTTGGCCCAGCCTGCTACTTGGTTGACCCAAGAAGCCCCGTTGGTCATACCCCATGTGGGGAAACCAGCTGCTGCTGTGTCTTCAGCAGCCTCTCGCTCAAGCTCGACACACATCTGCCAGTTGCTCGGGCTGTTCTGAACAAACGACATGATGCCAAGGTGGCGACTCGAACCGAAGATGACCACATCAGTACCGAAAGTGCTGTACCCATGACGAAGGGCGCGGTTGCCGATGTAGCACTCGTTCGTCATCACTTGGTTAGTCAAATCCCATGACTCACAACTTGTCATGTGGAAGGACTGAATGGTCTTGTCCCAGAAGATGACTACGTATTTGTAAGTGACCCCATCTTTGTTCAGACAGCGGTACACCTTCTGCACCTGACCGACGTTGTAAACCGTGTCATAGGCACTCCAACCGAGATCGACAATGGCTGCATCGACAGAAGCGATGAGGGCGTCAGGGTTCGGTTCACCCGCATTGGTAACTTGGCGGGTGTAGGTGCCGATGCTGCTCGTAACCACGTTGTTGCCGAAGGTGTTGAACGCACCGTCGACAGGGGGTACGTGAGGCCCGGTGTAGCGTGCTACACCCTTCGTCATGCGGAAGTACTGCACATTACCTTGAGGGCCACCTACTCCGATCAGACCACCGATGCCGAGTTGCATACTGCTGTTGAAGTTGATAGATACCCCGGAACCAATAGCTGCTGTTGCTACAACACGACCATTGAAGGTCATGATCAACGCAGTGCCGTATCGGTTCAGAGAGACATGGTTGTAGCGACCTGGGAGCCAGTTGCAAGTGGCCGATGCTGATTGCAGCAATGCTGCACCTGCGCTTGTCTGAAGGTACAGGGTCAGACGCTTACTCACGTCATACAGCAACCGCAGGGCTTCACCAGCGCCACCTTGTGCCACCCCGTCCGTCAGGGAGAAGAGGTTCATGTTAGTTGGCGAGGTAACGTACATCAGGAAGTCAATGCTGAAGTCTGACGTTCCGAGGTTGTAGTCGCTGGAGTTTGCACCCACAAGCAAATTGGTATTACCCGGCAAGTAGCAAGAGGATGTACCAAAGCGTTTTTGAGCAGTGCTCGTTACAACCCCAGTGCCACCAGTGAAGGTGTGACCGAGAGAATCAGAGAACGTTGTCCCGTTGTTTGCGCCCGACATATTGAGTCGAACGATGTCATATCCTGCGTACTGATCGGCCATGATTCACCTCACTGGTAAACAAGGCAAATGGTGGCATTGGCCCCACCGTTTGCTTGGGTTGTATCGACTGTGAGATAGTCATCCCGCGTAGCGGTTTCACTCAGCGATACATCACTTGATACATACGCCCCAGCTGGAACAGTGATTGTCCCAATCGAGGTTCCGTTTTTCTTAACGTTGAAAACTGCAGACCCGTTTTGAGGTGCTGTACCTAGACTTGCATACATCTTGATCAGGCCGATGTTGTCCTCTGGATACCAACGAACCGTGCCTGATTGAACAGCTAGATTTCCAATCACATTGCATTTGGCAACCTTCGTCCCTCCACCCCCTACACCGGGGGTGGAGTCACCAACAGGCAGTTCTTGAATTTGCCCGTTGATAATGACGAGAGGTCGGCGTTGGGTCATGCTTTAAGCCAGCAGAACACCTGTGCGGTCAGTGTCGATGTTCAAGTCTGTGCTGGAGAGAGCGTTACCAACGATGTAGACATAAGCACCGGAGCTTGTGGGGGCTGTGGTGGTCAGCTTCCCTGCGGCAGTGTCATCGAGGTAATAAATAGCTCCGGGAGTCAAACCACCTGTTTGGCCGGTAACGGCATCCCACTGAGCGGTGCTGGCAACCAGAATGCCGTCAGTCTGGATCATGCCGGAACTGGAGGAGGCGATAGATGTGTCCTTGACAAGACCGAACACCTTGCAGGTAGCAGATGCGTTTGCACGAGCCTTGTCGACAGAGTTGGCACCAGACACGTAGACCGGGCAACCGACAGTGATCGCACCAGGGTTGTCGTTCGAAGCGTTAACCAGATCGACTTCAGCTACGGAGGAAGGTGCGGACAAAGTATCGCCAGCAGGGATTTGCTGGATTTGACCGTTGATGATGACAAGAGGTTTTTGGACAGCCATGATGTTGCTCCTTATGCGAGAAAGATCGGCTCTTCAATGTTGACTAGCAAGACTGAAGCCGTCACAGCCATGCCGATACGAATCAAGAAACCTGAAACAGGTGATGCGTTTGTTATTGCACCTGTGCCAACGTAGTAGGGAGACCCTGCCGTTAGACCAGAGAGCGTTAGAGTGCCAGATACGGAAATAGGGCACGAGAACCCAAGAGATGTATCAGCACCAGCCAAACCAACGACGTTGGGATCACTCAGCTGATCAGCTGCATACACTTTGTTGGACACCACTTTCAGAGGTGTGCCTTTGAGCAAGTCCTCACCCGCCTCCAGGGAGAACGCGGGTGTGGGGGAACCGCCACCACCGGAGATGTCGGCCCAGACCAGTTCTAGTGGGTGAGTCGGATCACTCGAACGAACGAGAGCTTGCCCAGGTGCCCCGTCACCATTGACGAAGGGGCGCTTTGGCAACTCCGTTTGAACGAACGTCTGAAAATCAGCCACTATGCAACCTCCTGAACTGTCACCTGAAGCGTTCCAGATGTGTTAGAGCCAGCGAAGATTGTATCAGAGAGCGCAAGATAGCCCCCTGTTGGAGAGTAGTTACCAGAAGCGTCCGAGATGTAGAAACCGTTGCTGCGAACAGCTGAATCCGTGTATCGAGTCAGCGTGGCACCGCCGACGATCTGAGCACTGACTTTGGTCTCGTCGCCAACGTTAACACCGATTGCAACGACTCGACTAAAGGCCGGGATCGTCAATGTGCGAGATGAAAACCCACCCACTGTGAAGGCAGAACCACTGCTGATTGTTGAACCGGCAATACCCGAAGGGCCTGTGATAGACAACCCAGAGAAGTTAGCCACACCGCGAGCAACGGCATCTGAGATACGCAGCAGGCGCTTCCAGTAGGAACCGACGAGTGTCCAACTTCCTTGCCATGCACCTACGCTGGCATTCAGGGTTGGGGCAGCTGATACCAACTGGTCAGGATATACCCGGACTTCATAGTCGATACCAGTGGGGGAACTTACCATACGTCCAGCAGGACTCGTCATGATGTAGGCGGTAGGTGCCACAGTGGCGATGCGAACAAGGATGTTTGCTGTCGTGGTGGTGTCGTTGGCCGCACGGTGGGCTGTGATTGTGTAGTTCCACCCGCTACCTTCATACCCTGTGAAAGTCGGCTGTACGGTCTTGTTGACTTCGTATGTATTTGGGTTACTGATGGACAAGTGGGTGCTTGAGTAGATAACCGTGTCGGCATCACTCACTGGGGCATTCACAGTCCCGGTATCACCCGTATTCAAACCCTGTTGACCAGAAGGGTAGCTCACACCACCGTTGGTGATCGTTGGTGTCGTCTGGTTAAGCACAAGGGTGGAAGATTGGAAGTCATTGCCGTAAGTGCCAAAGCTGTTCCTGGCACGCGCTGTGATCGGCAGGTTTCCACTATTGGCACTGATGTCAATCACCCCTGTAGCCACACCACCTGTAACCGTCAAGGTTTTTCCAGCCGTCGCACCTTGAGGAAGAACGGTCACTTGAGTAGCATCAGCGTCGGTGTGGACAGTGACCGAGATTTGATCACCAGCCTTCAACTCTGTTTGGGTTCCTGGGTATGGGCCAAAAGTGATTGATGTGATCTCAGGCCCTGCCCCCAACACCTCCACAATCACTGTGTCAGTGCCACCAGCATCGGACACAACGTTGACGGTATTGATACCTGCAGAGAGGGTGATGTCAGCATAACCAGTGAACCAACGCTTGGTGGTTGATTCTGTCAGCACGGCTGCTACACCGTTCACAGTGACTGACGGGGAGTACTTGTCAGCACCACCCTCACACCCGAGCAACACGCGCACATTCGGGGTGTCTGAAAGACACTGATGAAGCTCCACATTCGGAGGGGTGGTGTTCGGCTCGTAGGTTTTGCTACCTACGATACCTGTAGAAGTAGGAACCACGTCGAGGGCGAATACCTCCCCTCCTCCACCGCTACCCGGTGGGCCAGGAGGCCCAACCCCACCGAGTGAAACGACGTGGACTTCACGACGATCAAGCGACACCACATCTGTCATTTCAGTTCCCTAACATAAATCTCGCTCACAGACGTGGCGACATGAATTTGCGTTGAGTCCGTCCTGACCGAAATCTCTTCAACGTTCACCGAAACATTAAGCTCGCGGCTATCGGTGAACACATTGATGTCACTCACGTCTTCAAGGCAGTAAATTTGATCCATAGCAACCTCAACGTGAGCGGTGATTCCCTACTTGGTGACTTCCTTGCTTACCGTGACAGAACCTGCCAGGAGGGCTACAACGATGCCGTCAGGGCTGATCATTTCAAGGTCGTATACGCCTTTGGCCCAGGTAATGCCAGCTGTCGTCACCGCGTCGATTTCAAGACGAATGGTTTTGTCAGTATCGGAGACAACGATAAATCCGTTGGTTGTGTCCAGGCTCAACAACTCAGTTCCACCCACCTTGTCTTTGATAGACATTCTGGCCGTGTAACCAGCAAGCGGTACAGGGGTGTTGAACTGAAGATAGCCTCCACTCACATACGCCTTGTAGTCGGATGCGTTGACGCCGTTGAGTTCAACATGGTCAACATCCACCACCGTTGCCGGTTTGAAGTCCTTGTCCTTCGGCGGATTGCTCTCGGCGTTTAGCGCAGTCATGCCTTTGACAGACACAACAGCAACCCTCCAACCGGGTGGGATACCATGAGCAGGGGCAGTAATCCGAACAGGTGCGGCTTGAGTGGCACCCGTGATCGGTTTGTAAATGATCGGAGGGGCTTCCCATCGCAACACCTGTTGAAAAGTTTTGCCTTGTTCGATAACGAAATCTTTGTTCGCAGCCATGACTTACCCCACAAGCGCAGCTTCAGCTGCCCGACGTTTAACAAGACCGGGGAGAATGCGCCCTCCTCCGCGAACCCACTTCATGAGTTGGGCAGGGACATCTGCCCAGTTACCTTCATCGACTCGTTTTCTGAGTGTTGATCCTTTGTAAGCTCCGAGACCGAGGTTGTAGGAGAAGTCCGTAATCGCGCTGAGCCTTGCGTCTTTCTCATGAACCAATCGCGGCGATGCGCGGAGAACACCCTGCGCAAATTTGATAGCGTCTTGCTCAAGCCTTTGGTCTGCATACTCTTGAGTCCACGGTTTACCTGGAAAAACATCCACGCCGGTACTTCCCCAACCGCATGTCCATACACCAGCTGGGCAAAGGTAAGGAGTCAGCCTACATCCCTCAAACCGGCGAGCCAGCGTGAAGAACTCAATGAGCCTTTCTTCGATCACTTCCCAATCCCTTTGTGGATGCGATCACCGATGAAGATACCGAGGAAGGCAGCGATCAACTCCTTGTCGAAGTCCGACAAGGCGGTTGCCACAGCCATACTGACCACCCAGACAACCAGGGCGATTGTGGCCCCAGCTGGGCGAATGCAAGCGTTCCAACCATCAACAAAAGGTAGCCCAGTCTTGACAGCGGTAGCTTTGACCGCCTCAATGAATGCGTCCATCTCACCCTTGGCGATGTTCGCTTCGGATACCACCTGAACCTCACGCACATTCAGATCGGATTGAAGTTTGATCCGAGCACAATCACGCTCGTGGCGACTTCCTTCCAGTTCATTCTGCAGCCGCATCAAATCCATTTCATGCAGGTGATCCTGACGCTTATTCAACCAGTCCATCACCTGACCAAAAATCAGACGGAAGGCTGTTCCGCCGAAGAAAGAGAGAAGGGTCATCATTTGGCTTGCTCCTTAACTACTGGTGTTGCCGGGGCGGCTTGAGGTACAGCTGCGTGATACAAGGTTGTTGCAGCCCAAATGCTGAGTGGGCCTAACACGGCCACAACAGCAGCACGACGATAGAACTTGAAGTCTGCACTCGACTCTTCGTCCTTCGCCTTCTGAGCCTTCACGTACTCCATCAGTTCTTTGTCTGAAGGTGCAGACTCCATCCATGATTCATGAGCCTTACCATGACCACGGAAGTCGGGTTTACCCTCATCATCCTTCGGAAACGCCTGTGCGATCTGCTTGCAGAAATTCTCCATACGCTCGGCGTACTCGTGGAAACTTTGCGACAAGATGTTGTGGCGATGCTCGCTATTCTCGATATGGCTTGTCAAAGCATCACGCAACTCAGCGTTACCTTCGATGATCTCCCGATACCGCTCCATCTCTTCGTTCGTGTGAGTGGATAGCATCTTCTGCACTTCCGCCGCGTGGGCGTCCATTTTCTTGTCCATGAGCTTGATAACGTGGAGTGATACCGTCGGGTCTTTGTCAGTAGCTCTGCGCATGGGCATTTCCACGCTTTCGAGGTCATGAACAGGTTCGATTGCGCTCATCAGAGTCCTCCGTAGGCCACAATGCGTGTTTTGTGCTTGTACCGCTCCCACTCGGCTTTGACGTTGGCGCAATACTCTTCGAATGACTGCTTGTATTCCTGACTCTTGCCTTTGTCGAAAGTCTCAGAGTCATTCTTCTTGTACGCCAGATGCTTCATCCAGTCCAAGAAGTAGAGATGATGATCTTCACGAACCTCGTCCATGAGGCCGTTCTCATCGGTGATAGTGTTCAGGGGTAAGCGAAACACGTCCAACAAGAGGGTGTCGTTTTCCGCTGGGATTTGAATGGTCTTTGCTTTTCCGCGCTGACGACCAATGACCAGATAGCGCACAGGCCCAGGTGTGTTGGTCATCATGAATTGGCGGAACTGGCCGTAATCGTAGGCGCTCTTGAACAGCTTCGGGGTATCGGTCTGGTTGATCACCTCGACGATACCGGCATCAGAGAGTCGCGTTGCCCCCATGATGCGCAGGATGGACGGGTGCAGATCGTACATGTCTGTACCCGCCACCAAATCAACGTTGCACACCTCACTGGTTGTGATGTCTGCAATGCCACCCGTGAGTCGCACGAACATCTTGTAGGCCGCATCCATGTAGCGGAAGACCTCTTCGTCTTTCCAAAGATACGGCTTCGCCGTGTCCACTACGTCGGAGCGAAAGGCGTCGTACAACTCTTGGGCGTTCACGATCAGGCTTCCTTAGAGGCCACGTACTCTTGCCAAGCGGTATTGCGTTCCTTCTTGCTGATGCTGAAGGGCAGCATGGCACGCAGCTTTTCGAATGTGGGTGTACCGGAAGCATCGAAGTCTTCCCGGTCATTGGTAGCCACCAACTTGTCGAACACCTTGATGAACTCAGCCTTGCGTTCTTCAGGGGTCAGTTGGACGGTTGTCCCTTCTTCGTCACCACCCATGTCCACTTCGGTATCAACCGGGTCTGCGCCGATAGCGATGGCAGACTTGTGGAGTTCAGGGGGCACGTAGGTGGGTTGACCTTTCTCGAAACGGATGTTGTGACCACGTTCGATCAGGTTGTGGATGCGGTTCAGAACAAAATTAGCCATGGAAGTCTCCTAACAACGATGGATAGAACAACGGGGCCGAAGCCCCGTTGTTTGCAGGCTCTATCAGCTGATAGAGTTTTCGGTGACGCGCCCGTCGATGGTGTACTGGACGCGAATCCGTACCCGACCAGCGGTGGCGGTGGCAGCAAGCCCTGCCAAGGTCAGACGCAGGTTCTGACCGTTGTTGCACAGGGTGGGGCTGAAGGAAGCCACGGTGAGTTGGCTACCGCTTGTGGCGGCGTCCAAGTCAGCAGCATTCACCACAGCAGTGGTGTTACCGGCAACACCCAGAGACAGGGTGGCGGAAGCACCGATACCGGCGAAGGCGGTTTCAACGAAAGCCTTCACGTCCTGAAGCACAGCACCAATTGGCATGGGGATGGCGTCGAGGACGATGCCGGTGCCGGACACCAGAAGAGGCACGGTGTCGCCAGTGGCGGGGTCGATGGCGGTAACGGTGCCAGAGTTGGTCACAGCTGCGCCGAAGGTCTTCTTGGAACCATCAACACTGTCAACAGCCCAGTCATTGAAGTTGAAGATGAACTCTTGGAACAGAGGCCATTGAGCGCCGCGAGAAGCAAGCAGTTTCGACATGGTGATGTCTCCTTATTGAGCGCAGTAGATCGACAGGACGCCGTGGTCTTGCACGGTCTTGCCGGAGTACTGGGTGTAGAACTGGGGCTTCAGGAAACCCAGAATCTTGGAAACGGCGATGCCGAAGCTGTTGCCGTAGTCGTCTTCCTGCTCGTCCCATTCGGGGTTGCCGATGTCGGCCATACCCAGAGCTTGGGCACCGCAGAACAGGATTTGGCAACCATCAACAGCACCAGCAGCGCCCCACTTGGAACCGGAAGCAGCACCAGCGGTGTTGTAGACGTGGCGGAACTCGTGCAGGACGATGCCGTCAACCTTCACGGAAGAACCAGTCATGAAGCTGGACTGATCACCCTTACCCATTTGGGCGTAGCGCAGGTTGTCGCGGTAGGTCTGGTCGAGCTTGAGCTTAGCCATGGCTTGAGGGGTCAGGAAGGCGTGGTAAAGCTCTTCACCTTCGGTGCTCAGCGTGCCACGGATGTAGTTGTCCTTGGCATAGGCTTTTGCCTGGACGAACATTTCCCAAGTGGGATAGTCACCAGTACCGCTCAGACCGGCAGTGATACCACCAGTACCTTGGTTGACCAGCAGAGACTTGGTGCTGTGACCGTCCCAGGTCAGATTCCGCTTGCTGGTGGGTGCCTTCACGTCAGCAGCGAATTCCAGGTTGACCAGATCGGAACCAAGGCGGGAAGCACCCTTGTTGGTCTTGTCGAAGGTCACACCGGAGAGGGCCAGGAAAGCCAGCTGGTCGATACGGTCAGCCAGCCAGTAGGCCAGCTTGTCGCGGGACTGTTCGCGGAAAGTCACGATGGACTTCTGGTCAGCCATACGACCTTCGTTGTGGTTAGCGTTACGCATTTGGTCGATGCGGATCACCTGATCGTAGGACTTGAGGACTTCCTCGTTGCCCTTCAGGGTGCGATCACCAACCACACCGTCGCCTTCCATGTCGGCAACCAGGGTGATCACAGCGCGAGCGCCCTTCTCCGTCTTCTTCAGCTCGTCGATGTGCTGAATCATGGAGTTGGAATCTTTGCCCAGGAACTTGTTGACGAAAGAGTAGTTACGGGCTTGCTTCCAGAAGTCCATCGACCAGATGGTCTTCTGTTCATTGGTCAATAGACCAAAATTGGTATTTGCCATTTGAGGCTCCTATCACGTTAAAAATGTCGAACGAATCTGACGCTATCTAATGCGGCGTCTTTGCATCCCACATGTCGCTGTGAGCGGCGAAACGAACGACCTTTAACGGTGACGAGCCGGGCAGATGCGCTCTGCTAAGCGAGACTTGGTACAAACCCCAAGAGGTTGGCACCTTACGGGTGCCAATCGGTTCCGAAGAACATGGAGCGGAGAATATCAGAGGCTGTAAGAGTGCGCAAGACTACTTAGCACTTCTTGCCGCCACCTTTCTTCTTTCCTGCCACTAGGATCACCCCCTTTCGCTACGAATCATTCTTTGAAGCAATGGACAACAGCACGGAAGATGAAATCCTTCGCCTGTTGCTCCTTCGGCAGATCAGCAAAAGGAACCAAGCACGGATGCTCCTTTTTCTCAGGGTCTTTCACAGGGCCGTACTTCCAGCCGTCGTCGAGCTTCTGCTTCATCCAGCTGATGTGACTGGCCTCGGGGCCGAAGTCACCCATCAAGTGCAGATCGACCCCCATACGGGCGGACTCTCGCTGCCACTCAGGAGCATCCTCCCAGGATGGTTGAGACATGTCACCCAAGGACTGGCAATAGGCGCGGTTTACCTCGTGGCAAATACGAGCGATGTCGTCCATCTTCTTGAAGTCGGCGTAGCTCATTGCTTTTCTCCAAATAAGATTTCCGATACAGCTTGCCAGTCCACATACGGGCGACCGTTGTTTTGAAGTACCAGCGGTGTGCCCAGGGCAGCGTCGTCGATGTACATCTGAGCGTAAGCCTTCGGACTCTCACTCCATGTGTGTTGGTCAGGATTTCGATTCACACCCCAGAGTTGAATACCGTTGTCTGAAAACCACTGGACGGCAGCTTCAAGATGTTCACCACTACGCATCGTCCAGAGAATCAAGCGGTGACCTTCTTCAGCCAATCGCCGCAACACTGGAACCGCCCCAATATCGCGCCCAATAGCAGGAAACTCGTGCGTCACACAAGTGCCGTCGAAATCAACTGCAATGATGCGGCTCATACCTCGTCACCCCGCAGACGCTTGCGAGTGGCCTCGGGTAGAGCGTCGAACTCCTCACGGGTCAGTCGGCTGGCGTCGATCTTCTGCTCGCCGGACTTGTCGCTGTCCTTACCAGAGTCACGCATGCTACCGGGTTGACGCTTAGAGGTGTCGAGGTTCTTGTCCACCTGGGTGGCTTTGCGATCCTCACCCTTGGCCTTACCAAGACCCTTGGTTTCACCCTCCTCCTTCTTTTCGGAGGTGTTGATGAACTTGCTGGCGATCTTCTCAGCAGCCTTGAGCAGAGCAGCTGAAGGTGCAATGCGCTGCTCACGGATCAAACGTTGCTGCTCGGCAAGCACGAGGTCAACGAGGTCTTCATCGAACACTTCGCTATTCTCGTTGAACTGAGGATAGTCGGACTCCAACCGGGCAATGGCCGCATCCATACGAACCTGCTCAACAGCCTGGGCAGTAGCTGCCGTAGTTTTCTCTTCGCTCTCCATGCGAGCGATCTTCCGCTCGGCAAGGCGGATTTCCTTCATGTAGCTGGTGGCCTTTTCGTGATCACCATCGACCAGGGCTTTGGCGTGCTTTGCCTCAAGCTCCTCAACGGTCTGTTCCATCTTCTTCAAGTCCTCGGACTTTTCTTCCTGCTTGAGCTTGGCTTCCAACTCAGCAGCACGACGCTCGGCAGCTTCACGAGCTTCACGCTCCTTGTTCACAGCCTGATCGAATCGCTCCTTGGGAATGACATCCTTCTTGGCAAACTTGCCATCCTTGTCACGGGGCTGATCGTCGGTTTTGCCGTCCTTGTCACGGGCAGCTGCTTCAGCGGCCAGCCGTTCTGCTTCAGCCGCAGCCTCTGCATTAGACCCTTCGCCGGAGCCTTCACCACCTTCACCACCACCTTCACCACCGCCTTCGCCGGAGCCTTCGCCACCGTTATCGTTACCACCACCGTTATCGAGGTTGTCGCCGCGATCTTGGCTACCGCCACCACCGCCGCTGCCACCGTCATCTTCCGGGGCCATAAAGGGTTGCAACATCTTCATGAGAAGAGGGTTCATACGGATTACTCCTGTGGATGTTTGCCGTCACCGGCTGTGTTGAAAGATTGCTGCTGTTGCTCGCGGAGTTTCGCCGCCCGTTGGGCCAGCGCGTCCTCTTCACGAATCTGTGATTGCTGCGCGTGGTCTTGCGCCTGCATGGTCATCTTCTGGTGATGCTCACGCATCTGCAGTTCGAGTTTCTGTGCCATTTCTTCCTGCTTCAACGCCATCTCTTCGCGCATCTTCTGGAGTTCCATCTCCATGCGCTCACGCTCAAGCTGAAGCTCTTCCTGCAACTTGTAGAGATCAAGTTGGCCGTCGTCCTGGCCTTCCTTCTGAGCCTTTGCCATCTTGAGTTGGGCATCAGCCTGCTTATTGGCACCCTCCCCTTGCAGCTTCTGCAGTTCTGCTTGCTGCAAGGCGTCTTGCATCTGCTTCTGACGCTGCGCTTCGGGGCTGTTCTGATCACCCTGCATCTGCTTGACGATCTCAGAACGGCGCATCAGGCGGCTGTTTTCGATCAGTACGCTGTCAGGGATAGGCACACCGATTTCCTTCAGCGCACGCGCCTGTTCGAACTGGCTATCTTCGATAGAAGCGCGGTACGGGCTGGAGGTGACGGTGATGTCGTACTCACCCAGCGTCAGGTCGTTCATGATCTCGCCGCTGACAGGATCAGGTTGGTTGATCTGGACGTTCTCAGGTTCGCGGGTCACATCAATGTGGGTGATGGTGACGATGCGAGGCTCGGTGTAGTACTGCTGAATCAGATCAAGGGCGTTCCGAGCAATGATGTAGTCGGTACGCTCAAGGTTATCCAGCACCTTGGTCATGTTCACGCTACCGCGTTGCTGCTTGTAGGCGATGGCCTTCGCAGCCACATCCTCGCGGTCAAAACCCTGCATGGAGTCGCTGACGTTGGAGATCGACTTGATGGACTCCTCGGCCTTGTAGGAGACACGATCCAGCCCAGTTGGGGTCTGATTCGGAGTGATCTTCTGCGGAGGCTCTGCGCCCTTCTTGAACTCCAGCACCAGACCAGTCTGGGCACCGCGAGACTCAAGCTCTTCGATGGTCATGTTCAGCAACGAGTCCTGCTCGACCACCCAACCTGAGTTGGCCGTGGTGTTCACAATGTGAAGTTCTTGGCTAGAGACCTTGTTCAGGATTTCTTGGGGGCCAAGCAGGTTCTCAACGATACCAACCGTGTGGCCGTATCTGAAGTAGGGGAAGTAAGGGATGACAGTGAAATGCTTGTAGGGAGACCACTCATCGTGCAGAACCACGTTGTCAGCTGTCACTGTCCAGCGAATCCGCTTGACCAGCTTCTTGGTGGTGCTGATGCGACCCATACCTTTTTCGATCAAGGCTGCGATCTTGTCCCGATCCCAGTCATTTGGCACGGGGCGCATATCCCCTGTCTCGATGTCCACGAAGTGAAGTTGCTTGTCCAGCTTCCGGTACTGACGCTCCAGCACACGGATGTTCCGACGCACGTTGGCCGGGTCGCCAATACCGTAGTAACCCGTCACAGGGTACACACCACCGAAACGATCACGAGTGCGTTCCAGGCTGTCGAAACCGTAGACGAAGCTAGATGACTCACGCTCTTGCAGGTACTTCGCATCCTCATCGTTGTAGAGGATGGAGATGTCTTGTCCGGTGAGCCACTTGGTGACGAATACATCGTTCCAAGAGTCCGGGTCGTACTCCTCGGCATCCGGGTCGATCACCACGTTCTTGGAGTTCAAGTTCTTGATGTCGATCTCACCCTGCATGGAGTCGTCGAACTTCATTCGCATTTCGACGAAGCCACGACTACGGATGATCCCGTCACAGAACAGATCGGAGCGCACCCAAGGCAGCTGGTTCTCCTGGGAGATGTGCATCCACATCTTTGTCAGGGCGTCAGCCACATCTGAGGGTGAGCCGTTCTTCGGGCGATAGAGGATTTCTGTGCGGTTGTAGATTTGCTCACCCAAGATCGTGCCCACCGTGGACAGAATCTTGTTAATAGTCAGGGCTGGGCGGCGTTGCTCTTTGAGCGAGGCCAAGTCAGCGGGATTCCACTGCTCTCCCCGGAAAAACTGCTCGCACTTGTCCGCTTTGATGATGAAGTCGAGGTGGCCGCGATCTCGGCAATACTGAAAGCGGAGCCACTGTTCCTGGGAGAGTTCGGGATTAACTGGCATGGTGTCTCACTTCAAGAATTTGAGCTTGTACTGGGTGCCTCGGATGAGGGCCACGATCTCGTCGATGATGTTTTGGAGGTAGGTGTCATCCCCGTCGCAGCATTGAGAGCGGTTCTTTTCAATCCAGTCGGAAATCTCAGAGAATAATTCGAGTGCGTCAGAGTGTTGGACGTATTTAGACGGAAAGCTGTCGATCAAACCGTAGTCGCCCTGGTAGGCTTCGGCCAACTTGTCCGCCAGATCAACGATGTCTTCGTAGAAGGTTTCAAGCGCCTTGTGGGCTGCGTAGCTGCGAGTCTTCAAGTGCAGAACGTGTGCATTTGTTCGTGCATGGAAGCACAGCATGATGAGTTCACCCATCACGGTTGACTCCAGTCTTAATATGTGCGATGGCGTCAGAGTGTATCAGAGTCATGAGCGTTTTGGAATCAACACCTGATAGCTAGAACCGTTCGTCACCACCAGTGCTGACTTGAGTTTTTCCCCAACAGTCAGCAGTTCGTTATACCCCTGGAAGTAATTTGAGCTTGCTGGAATTTCATAGGCGTTTTGAGCCATGGTCATGAATGCCCCGCCTTTTCCACACACCTCTTCCATAGGTACGATCACTGACCACACCTTATCGTCAGTCATCTTGTAAAAGATCGAAGGGGGTACAGTGGATAAACCGTCAATGTTCCCACCGTTAAAATTCCAATAACCTCGGTAGGAAGTGATGTAAGACTGGCTAACTAGCACGACACTACCTTCGAGGTAATCAACAACGTACCTCCGTGCAGAACCGTTATTGCTCCAGCAAATCAAGATACCTTCAGACTCAAAAGCAACGTAGTCATAGGTTCCAAGCTGCAACGTCTTTGACGAATCATATCTACTGACTACTTCTATCTTCCCACCTGTGACTTTGTATGCGATGTAGTTATCAGACACAGCAATCGTGTAGAGAGAAACGCTGCTCGGACTGTTAAATAGCACCTTATTCGCCACAAAGTCGTAAGCCACACTGTCGGTAACGATGAAGCGGCATTCACCTAACTTCTCGTTCGCCGCCAACCACGAATCGCCCAGCTTGGGGATGATGCTGGAAGTCCAAAAAGTACCCAATAGACTTGATCCAACCAAACCGGGAACTTCCGAACCATCACGCTTCCAATTGACGGTGTTGGAAGTTGTCGGAATCTCGATCTTGGGCTGCACGTAGTTTTTCGGCCACCACTTAACCTCTTCGTATGGATTAAGGTGCATATTGGCTAAGCCGACGACAACCTTCTGTTCGTGAGTTTCACAATCAATAAGCAGATAGGTTTGGTTTGCTGCTGGTACACCGCTAACAGGAAATGCAACCAACATCCTCCCGTATGCAACCTTGTACATGCCGCGATAAATAATTGGGGTGATGGGTGATACAACAACACCTTCGATTTCAAGATAACTGATCACCTGCGACAAATTGTCGTATCTGTAAAAAACTCCGTACAAACCATCTACAGTCGCTGAGGATGTTTTTCCAGAGGTGTCAGTGTGATCGAAGGTAGAAAGAAGGTTATCCGCAGTACGGGAATATGCGACCAGGGTGTATTTACCACTCGAATAAGCACCATTCCCGTAAGTTGTAGGGACACCATATTGTGTTGTTGCAGCGTTAGGTCTTACCCCTAAATAAGTAAGCGGTGTCACCTGACTTGATTTAGGGATGCCTGGATACATAACACCCGACAGATGAACTTCCCAAACATTCGTCTTGTAGTTGAATCGGTAAATCTTCCGTTGAATGCTCTGGTAAACAGGACAAGGTAGTCCCGTAATCGGGTAATTAGACCCCGTGTAGTTCGGTGGGCCTGCAAAACTGCTGTCCGTGTTTAGAAAGTCAGCACTCGTTGTGGCCTCTTGACCAAGTGTGTCGACCATTACGCAACCGACACCGCTTGTGTCCACTTGAATACAGGGAACCGTTGTATTCAAAGCGTTGTAAAAAACTACTGTGCCGTATGGGAGGATGCAAGACGGTGTGCAATATGCCGTATTCGACCTCGCCACTTCCACCCATTTTGTGCCATCAGCTGAAGGTGCGACGAAACATTGTTCAAAACCAATATCTGTCGAACCTTGCGCATTGAAATTGTGAAATACCAATCCGATGATATTCAGACTACTATCAATCGTTGATTCATTTTGAGAACTTGTGACAAATACTTTACCTTTTACACTGAAGACTGCATATACCCTGTCAGCAGTCGTTAACCCGACAGGCGGAGTAACAACGGTATTCCACGTTTGGAACAGCTTGCTTACCTCCCATTTATTTGAATCCGGGTTGTAGCGATAAAGATCACCCTGCACGCTGTACCCGAGATTCTTATTCACAAAGTAAATCCCAGGTGGAAATGTGTCATACGCATTCAAAGGGCGATTTGTCTCCGGGTCTAGCACTCGACCAGAAAAACTTCCATCCTCATTGATGACACTCATCACCGTTTTATTCACCCCAGGTAGGAAGATGACCCCTCCGCGTACCAAACCAAGTTGAGACCCCAGCGTCCCAGTGTTCAACGGCCCTTCGGAATCCATCAGCACCTGATACGAGTTGCTTTGCACCTCGACCTTGTTGTCCTTCGGATCGACACGGAGCATTACGTCCGCTGCACCACCCATCGAAGCGACGTACTTCTTCTTCTTTTTCAAGAAGGCCACTCCCAACCCAAGAGCACTAGCTGTAAGGCGATTGATGTTCCCGCTGATGATCTTCATGCTGCCATGTGGCTCGCGCCACGTCCTCCAGTGATGGATAACTTGTCCTTCCAACTCTTCGTCCTGGGCGTCCTGTCGGGCAGACGAGGTGGTGTCTGACCAAGGGTCAAGCGCACCGTCCATGCCAGGGAGTCGATCTGGTCGTCGTGCTTACCAGCTGGGAACCGGGTCATTTCGTTGAAGAGGTTCGTGAACCAGGGTTCGTTCTTGCCAAAGAACACCTTCCCTGCTTGCATACGACCCCGCAGAGGATGGGCACGCACCATCTTGTCAGTCAGAGGTTTCAGGACTTCGTAGCTGGGGTAGTAGTGAAGCTCTGCGCAGCGCTTGGTGAACTGGGACTCCATCGTCTTCCAGATTTGCCCATCTTCGAACCCAAGCAAGTCAGCGCCGTACTCACGGGCATAGTCGAGCATGGTGTCCACGATGTACCCGGAGTCCGATGATCGGAAGCGCCGCACGTCCACCACGTAGAGGTTGTCGTAGCTGTCCTGCCAGATCGTCGAACCCACCGTGTAGTCGCTTTCCTTGTCCTCGGTGATAGCGAAGTCCCATGCCTGATAGACCCGGCACTGCTCACGCGGTGGCAGGCTTGGGTAGTACTGAAACATCTCTTTGGTGAAGAACAGACCGTCGTCAGGAATAGGGTTCTGCTGGTACAGGGCCTGCCATACCCGCTTCTGCCCGGTAGCGATCAGATTGCGCTTGATGCGCAGCATCGCCTCGGTGTCGTACCGTGCTGGGTGAATCGCCGTCATGTACGGGCGAGTTAGCACGGCGTCCTCGGGTACTTCTTGACCCAGAGGAATCTGGACGATGGGTCGCCCAGGCATCTTCTCAAGGATGTACTCGTTGCCATCCTCGTTGATGGCCGGGTACTTCACGATCTCGAAGACATCCCCTTCGCCGGTAGCCATCACCGCTTGAATCTGACCGGCCCAGTCCGCTTCTGACCACCATGTCATGATGCCAAGCACCCCACCGCCAGGAGCCAGTCGGGTGTAGGCCGTAGAGCCGTACCACTCCCAGGTGTTGCCGGTGATCGTGGGTGAGTCCGCCGCCTCGATGTCCTTTACCAAGTCATCGAGCAGGAGGATGTGTGCGCCGCGACCAGTAATACCTGTACCAACACCAGCAGCAAGGTAGCCACCGCCAGCAGTAAGGTTCCAGTTCTCAACCGACTGGGACTGCGGATCAAGTCTCGTGTCGGTGAACACAGCGTGGTAAGCAGGGTCACGAAGAAGATCACGGATGTACCTCGAAAAAGAAAGTGTCAGAGAACTGGTGTGGCTGGCCGCGATGATTTCCCAATCGGGATGGCGACCCAAGGCCCAAGGGGCGAAGTGGCGAGAGCCAATCTCAGACTTGCCGAACCGTGGTGGGCACATGATCAGCATCCGTGGCGACTCACCTCGCTCCACCGCTTCAATGAATCGTTCCAGGCGCTTGCAGATGTCCTCATGTGCCCAGCCAGCCGTGTACTTGGGACGAAAGCGTTTGATGAATGGCATCAGGCGACGACGGCATAGTTGGCGCATCGCCAACTCCTGTTGCGGGTGCTTCTCTGCCTGAACCTTGTCGAAACTCGGTGCTTCATACGGCTGAGCCAGCACTTCGTCTGAAAGACTGTCTGACGGAGAGCGTGAGAGTGTTGGACGCACCTCTTCCTGTTTGGCTGGTGCGACTTTGACCGCCGTGCTTCGTTTTTGCCGCGTCTTCTTTGGTGGCGGATCAGCTGGTGCCGGTTTGTCATGGCAGAAAGGGCAGACTCCCTGGACATCCAACGTCTTGATGTCTCGACTAGCCCCGCAGCGGGTGCATTCCTTGTATTGAATCTTCTTCATGACACCCTCTTGAACTCGCCTTCAACAACCAGCGCCTTGCCTTCAGCGATCTCCAGCAGCTGCTCATCAGTCATGACTTCGAACTTGCGCTGCAGCTTGGCCTGATCACTGCTGACCTGCAGCTTGATCACTTCAGGTTCGTAGAAGCCCAGCATTTTCCCGATCTCGCGTGCTGCTCCGATCATGGATGCCGGTTCCGCAGCCAGTTTTGCCATGTCGTAAGCCTCGGTGAGCATTTCAAGCACGTCCGCTCGTTTGATCTGCGTTGCACTCGATAACTCTGACCGAGCATGTAAGAGTGCTGCACGAACGTCGTCGCTTTTTTCCACTACTCCAGAAGCCCCAGGTTTGTAGCCAGCGATCTTTGCTGCTTGGGTTTTGCTTGCCCCGTCCATCCTGGCTTCGACATAGACATCTTGCTTCTCTGTGAGCACTGATTTCGCTCTGGACTTGTTGGGTGATGCTTTTGGCATGTGGTTTCCCCGAAAAATTTTGAAAAATTATGGGCTGTTTCGTGAAAGTCCACAAGGGGTGGGGTACTTCGGAACGGAATACCTCGGACTACGCACTTGGCATATAGAGCTACGAAACTTCGCAGAATTTATACGGCGTAGTGCCCTCCCCTACCTCGTGCTTAGCACCACCCCACTTCGGATTCGGATTTCCGTTCCAGAAACTTAGGAGTCCCTTTTACGCTTCGCAAGCTCAGCGTTTCGATTCCGGGTTGTGTAGTTCTTACCTTTCACATCTATCTCAAGGAGATTCACCATGGCTACCAAGTCCACCAATACAAACGTCGATCCCATCGCTGACTACCGCGCCAAGGCTGCTGCCCTTCGTGCTCAGTCCGCACCAGCCAAGGCACCGTCCACCTTTGCTGTCACCGTAGGTCGCAACCTCGCCGCATCGCGCAACTTCTTCAGCATCGTGAAGGATGTGTACGACGTAGAGCGTGCACCGTTCGTCAGCTAACAGCGGAGGGCTTCGGCCCTCTGTCCCTCTTTCAAGGAGCCACGTATGGGGATAGCCCACATTGACATGATGCCGTTGTTCTACGGCCTGATCATGTTCCTTGGTGTTTGGAGCATGTATCACAAGGTCATCAACGGTAAGTATTTCGCCTTCGCCATCGAATGTGGTGTCTTTGTGCTGGTCTTCACACTGCACGGAGGCAGCATGAACGGTGGCTTCGCAGCCATGATCTGCGCACTAATCGCGGGGGCGGTACTCCCTCGCATGAGGAGAAAACCATGACTCGACTCACCAAGGTTGAACTGTTGCAGAAGAACCAACTGCTCAGTGCGGAGAACTACGATCTGCGCAAGCAGTTGTTTGAAGCCACTGGGTTGCTCGAAGCACTACGTGCGAGCAACCAGATGCCGCAGGACAAATACCCGTTGGTTGATGGCCGTGGCCGTCACTACCGACTGGAAGGCCGGATTCGTTGTTATCCGGCGAACTGAAATTGCCACACTTGGCAGAGGACTAGCGACCTCCTCTGCCTGCTGGCGACTCGCCCGTTCAGCGAGTGATAAAGCAATTGAACCGAGCGCCTTTATGAATGGGGCAATGGTAAGCCTGCTCGAAGGACACCTCATCGGACTGGTAGCCGCCAGTCGCCGGAGAACGTAACCGGCCACACGCAGGGCTAAGCCCTGCGTATCGAATTCGTCTTGTGTAGTCATCTCAACCAAGGAGTTACACATGAACGAAGACATCGCTGATTTCAGCACGAACCCTGAACTTGCCCTCTTGCGTGCCGAGGGCGAAGACGACGAAGCGGACATCGCTGAATCGTTCTGGCTGGCTGGCAACGCACTAACTTCTACATCTACGCACTAAAAGGAGAATCACCATGGCTTTCAACATTCACTTCGACCTTCCCGAAACTATCAACAACATGCCTCTGGCAATCCGCCGCGAAGCCCTCTTCGCTGTCGTCGGTTCGATCAATGCTACGTTGATCAATGCCGCCGACAGCGTTGTTCGCAACATGATCCGTGACGGCTACGACTTCAAGGACATCAGCGTTGCTGAGTTCGACAAGTTGTTGGCTGGCCCTGACGGTGACAACGCACTGCTCGAAGAGAACCGTGCACTCAGCACTTTGGGCGACACACTGCGCGGCATGCTGCGTATGGCAACTGAAACTCCGGGCGTTGAGACCGCCCAGGAGATCGACCGGGCTGGCAGCATCTACGGTACGCTGAAGATGATGACCGGCACGCAGCGCAAGCGTATGGTCAACGTCGGTGCCGCTGACATGCTCAAGGCACTGGACATCGAACTGTCGGAAGAACAGATCGAACTGGCCGTGAAGCAACAGCACTCGCTGGATCAGGCCATGGCCGATGCACGTAGCACTCGGCGTGGCGAGATCGAGTTCGTACTGGACAAGGTGTTCCACAACGCCAACGCCACAGAGGACGACGACTGCTGGAACGATCTCTCTGCACAACGCAAGGAGATGCTGACCGCCAAGATGTTCAGCGCACTCAACGCTGCACAGAACAAGGCCGTGCAGAACGTGCTGTTCGGACGCAGTGGCGACGGACTCGGTGCCGGTGACATTCCCATCCTGCGCGACATGATCGTCACGCTGAACAAGGAGTGCTACCCGAGCCTACGTCGTGTCGAGTCCACTGAAACTCAACCGGCATAACCCATCACGTCGCACTACGCTCTTCGGAGCGTGGTGCTTCGTCGCGGCCAACGTGAAACTATGGGGCTGACACCAACGACGGAGTATGACGAAAGCAAGGATGTTCCACGGAGCCTTACATTCTTACGATCTGGGTTCTACTCACCTATACAGAAAGTTGTTTAGGACTTTTTGTTTATTCTTATTCTCTCTAATAATAAATTGTAAGATTGTAAGATCGTAAGGAAGGCTTGGTTAAGCCATAAAATCCTTACAAACTTACAATCCGTCCTCAGTCCTAAGCCCATAGCGCCTCATCCCTCGTACCTCGTACCGGGGACGACGCAGGCAAGCACTGCCAAAACACCCAAAACTTTGTAAGTTGTAAGGAGTTTTGTAAGGGCCATTTTTGCCGTGAAACAAAATCTTTTGGCATAGTAACTTGCGCTCTTTCACACTCTGTTAGAGACTGATCGGTCTCCGCTGAAACAACCAATAAGAAGGTCAATGATGATCAAGCTATTCTTCCTGAGTGCAAAGCAGCCACTCACCAAGACAATCGCCAAAGTGGGAGGCAAGATTGTTAAGTCCTCCTACCCCAACGTAGCCAACTTCACATCAGAAGAAGTCAAGATCAAATCACTGCGTGAATTCCACGCCGCCCTGGTACAACGGGCCTTATCTGATAGCAAGCCGTGCTTGATCAAAGGGATCATCAGTCGTGACTTGAACGATGAATCAAGAAAAGGAGCAACAAGCACCAACACAGCAACATCATGGCTCTGCCTAGACCTAGACGACGCACCCTTCAGCAATGCTGATGAGTTCATGAACACCATTGGTCTGGGCGACGTGTCTTACATCTGGCAAGCCAGTTCCAGCTATGGGCTGGAAAAGAAAAAGGAACTCAGCGGCCACATCTTCGTCACCTTGAACCACCCTATCGCTGCTCCGCAGCTGAAGGCTTGGCTCATGGGACTCAACTTCAGCATCCCTGTCCTCGAATCCTCCATCCGTCTGACCAATAGTGAGTCCTGGGTCTCATACCCACTGGATGTCACCACCTGTCAGAACGACAAGCTGCTCTATGTGGCTGAGCCAATCTTCAAGAACATGGCCTCGCCCATTCCAGCCAAAGAACGAATCCAATATGTGGCTCGTGCTAAACCCGAGGTAGACATCAGCAGGCTGGAAATCCCCAGCATGGACAAGCTGAAGAAGCAGGCCATGGAAAAGCGCAATGCGCTACGGACTGCAGCTGGTCTGCCAGCAATGAAAGGTAAAACAAAACAAGTTGGAGAGTACGAAGTCCTGAGTGGTGTCGGTGAGGTATCCAAATATGAATGCTATGACTGCGGTGATTACTATCGTTACAACCTTAATGGTGGCGATAGCCAAGCCTATTGGCACCCTAAGTCAGACTTCACCTATCTACACTCCTTCAAAGGTGAGCCATCTGTACTGCTCAAGGAAATTCTTCCTGCCCGTTACGCGGAACTTACTGCCTCTACTTCCGCTGGACTGCAAACTCCATCAACCAACGGAGATCAAGTGCTTGCCTTCCGCGAAAAACGCACAGCGGAATACTGGAAGGGTCTGTGGAACGAGGAAAAGCACTCGCTGGAAATCTTCAAGGTCAATAGCGAGACTCAACTCCAACACTTCCTCATGGGTCATGGGTTAAACCCCCTACCCTACGTCCCTGAATGGGAAATGATCTTCGACCCACATGCTGGGTACGTCATTGATGAAGACAACCACATCGTCAATACGTTTGTGCCTACGCCGCTGATGCGTGTGGAAGGCACAACCAAAGGCAAGTTCCCCATCATCCAACGTCTGTTGGACAGCGCTGTAGGCACCGGAGCCATTCAAGAACACTTCCTCAACTGGCTGGCCTGCATCATCCAGCATCGCATCAAGACACAAACCGCCTGGATTCTCCACGGCACTGAAGGTACGGGGAAAGGCGCACTGATCAACTATGTGATGCGTCCGATCATGGGAGAGTTCGTCAACCAGATCAAAGCCTCAAGCCTGATGAACAACTTCAATGGTTGGCAAGAACGACGCCTCTTGGTGATGATCGACGAAATCGAAATCGACATCTTCGAGAAGAAGTCCATGGAAGGCGATCTGCGTGACTACATCACCGAGCCTTGGGACAAGATTCACCGCAAGGGGGTCAACGAATATGCAGTGCCTAGTTTCACCAACTACATCTTCGGCTCCAACAAACCTCAACCAGTTCGTATCCCCATGGGTGATCGTCGATTCAACGTCGGCCAATATCAACCAGTGCGCTTCAAGACCACCCGCAAGGAAATGGAAGTCGATCTCAAGCTCGAACTACCAGCCTTTGCTAACTACCTGCTCACACGCAAGGCAGACATCGACAAAGCTGGTGAGATCATGCAGACCGAAGCTCGTGCTGAGATTCAGAAACTCGGTATAACCAGCACCGATGAAGTAGCCCAGGCCCTGAACGAAGGTGATCTGGACATCCTGTTCAACAGCATGCCCGACATTGACTTCCTCAAACAGGCCAACCTGCTGAAACCGGAAGCCGAGGCTTACCACCACTTGATGATCATGTGTCTGAAAGACGCCCTCGACGGCACTGTCACTCAGCTACATCGTGATCAAGTCCAGGCCATCTTCCAATACGCCTGCGGTATCCGAGCCGACAGCCCGAACAAATTCACCAGCTTCCTTCGCCATCGCGGTGTACGTGTTGAACACATCTGGATCAACAACAAGACCGTGCGTGGTGTGAAGGTCAAATGGAAAGAAGATCAAGCCAAAGCATTGAAATCCCATCTACCGAAAGAAGCGAAAGTCAGGAGAGTGAAGTGAAAGCAGAAATCAACAAATACGTGAAGGTGGCAGAACTCGTAGCCGACTTCCAAGCCTCAATTCGCAACAACGATGATGAATTTGAACATCTGCCCAGCTACGCTGAAGTCACGATTGACGGTCATCACCAACGCATCCTGATGGTCACCCGAATGGATGGTGAAGAAGAGTCGATCAATCTGCAAAAGCAAAACGCACAGATTATCGAAGCCATCAACGGCTACAAAGAAATGCTCGCACTGCGCAATGTAATGAGCGTGATCCAAGCCAACATCAACGAAATCGAAAGCACTGCTGTGCTCAAAGCCATCGTCCGTTTCATGGGAGACAAGTGATGTTCAGTATCTACTTCAACCCTCGCCTCGCCAAATGGCAAGTCCGTCTTCTCAAGTTCGGCTTCCTTTGGATTCCGATCAAGAATGCTGAGTTCGACAAACTCATCGAAGCCCGTAACTGGGTGCAACAAAAAGGTCTGGATCGTCACTACGACGAGATGACCTACAAAGGTAAGTACCTCAATTTCCCCCATTTCGCACAAGGAGTGAAGTAATGAGCAAGTTCGAAAAAGGTCACAAGCAAGCCCAGGAAGTTACCGAAGAACGTGACGCGACGTTTCGCGCAATCAAGGGTGACAAGTGGGCTGAGATTGCTGAAATCTACTGTGGCCTGCTGAGCTTCGTTCCCATTGTGGTCGCCACTGGTAATCCGATGATGACCATCCTGGGTAGCCAACAGATCAGCGCTCTGATCAAGCAAGTGGGTAAATCCCATGGCCTCAATGAGGCTGAGATCAAGGAAATCCACGAGTGGGCTGACGGCACCTGCGCACAGATTCGCGCCATCGCCAAGAAGACAACCCAGGACTCTGACAGTCTCAATTGATGAGACACGTTCACAACTCTAAAGCACTCTGATAGAGTGCACAACCTATCTTGGTAAGCGATGGTGATTCATAAAACCTGCAGTCCAACGATCACGGGTGCTACATCCAGATACGAGCTGTAGCGCGGCAAGGGTACCATCCCCTGCCACGCGCAGGCACTGTAACCCGACCCGCGATCCTTTCAAATGGGTGACGCCGATAAACCCGCGAATGTAGCCCTCGGCACAACAACCAGCGTTCGGAGAAAACGATGGCAGTCACGAAAGTGGTAGACCCTGATAACGACATGATGAGGATGATGACGAGAAACTATCTTCATCCTCATAGTCACCAACGTGAGCGTGAAAAAGATGAGTTCCTGTATCGAGCAATGAGAAGTCAACACGATGCAGAAGATGCCATCAAAGAACTCATGCGCAGAAACGAAAAGTTGGAATACGAAATCCGTGTTCGTGAGAATGCACTCATGCAGAACCAGATGATGGCGTATCCACACAATCTCAACGAATCAGCAAAACAGAAGATTTCCAAAGCTCCTTCTGTGAAGCAATCCAAAGTTCTTTTACTGCTGTCCCACTAACCAAGGAGAAACACCGTGGCTTTCAAAGTCAAACCCTTCCGTGAAGTACTCGCTCTGACCAAGGAAAAGCTCGACGAGGCCCTGGCACCCATCCGTGCTAAGTCCGCCAAGGCAAAAGCTGATCTCGAAGTCGCAACACTGCAAGAAAAGCTGATCGACCTCGAAACCAAGATTCACACCAAGTGTGCTGAACGCGAACTGAACTTCGGCGCCATCGCTGAACTGATCGACGAATACGAACTGCTGGAGCGCCGCCTCAAGCAAATCGAACGTCTGGTCGACGAACTCTTCCCCACAACTGAATAAGGATCACCGTCATGAAAAAGCTCATCATTGCCTGCATCACTCTCGTGCTCTCCGTTGGAGCGCTATCCTCTCTGATGGGATGCAGCAAGGAAGTCTCCAGTGACCGCCTGGAAGAAGCTCGCTCCGTCGCCAAGACCAACGCCGAAATGAACGCTCAGCTGTATCGCGCAGCGAACCCGCGTTTCACCGGCGACTACTCCATCATCGCTCGTAGTGATGACGGCCAGAACCCTAGCTGCCCTCAAGGCGACGGCTGGGCACAAGTCTCCGTCATGAAGGTGGATGGCAAGGTAGTCGACAAGACTGTCCTGATGTGTTCCACCTACAGCACCTCTGTCGGTTGCTACCGCGAGGAAGACTTCAACAAGACGCCGAACCTCGCCAAGCAAAACTCTGGCTGCAGCCACGACGTACCGTTCCCGCTGCCGGTTCTGAAGAAGTGACCATGCTGCCCACCATCACACTCATCAACCTGTGCCAAGTCTTTGGCATCGGCGTGGTGGTGGGTAGCTGTCTGACCGGCTGGCTGGTCTACAAGGTCGCTACCCGCAAGAAGAAAAAGGAGGGCTGATCGTGTCCGAGATCAACTCAAACATGAACGTTGACGATGTGTTTCTCACCATCATCAACAACCAAAGTCACTATCGCAACTTGCTTACCTTTGTGAAAAAGGTAATCGAGAAACGGTATGACTATCGGGAATACCGTGCCCACGTCCTGTATGTACTTCGCACCGCAGCTGGTGGAGGTCATGCTGACTGGGGTGCAAGGCAACAAATTCAAACTTCACAGTTGTGCGAGATGTTCTTCCTCCACTACTACGAAGAAGCTGCTGGAAAGCCACGCACTGCAAGAGTTGTTGATCACTTCCGGGCGTTCTGCCCTGGCTGGGCTGCAGGTCAAGCCCGTGGTGATCGAACCAACTTCAATCGTGACCAAGAATCCACCTGCACGTACTACCAAGAGAGTTCAGCCGTTTCAGTTGCTGAATCCATTGAGCAATACCTGAACCCAAAAGACAACCCTGTTAAGGAGCAAGACATGAGCACTGCCAATTCCGTCGTCGCCATCGAAACCAAAACCTTCGTCTATGGTCAAGAAGCATCCACCCTGACCGATGACCAAATCTTTGGCTACATCGCCAAGATCGAAAAGGAAATCGACGATCTGGACAAGATCAAGCGCAAGCCCAAGAAGCTGCAAGCCAAGATCGACCAGATGAAGAGCGACATCGACAAGCTCACCGAATTCGTGGACAACCGCGAGTAAACCGAATCCAACGGTGGTGTTTGAGTACGGGTTCATCTTTGGGAGATAAATCCCCGTGCTCGTTCTGTTCCCCGTTAAACGAATTGTTGTAATCCCATCGAAGGGATCATGCCTTGGACGCGGGTTCGACTCCCGCCACCTCCACCAGACAGCAACTCGGCAGGTCAGTTAAGCGTTGTGCACGACGCTGAACGCTGTCAGAGACTTCACCCGAAGTATCCGCGATACAAAAGCGAGGGTTGCTGCCTCGTGGGGGTGTAACGGTCTCGACAGGGTAGGTGAACGGAGAAGGCAACAGGATAGGCGACTGACCTAATCAGCGCAAAACAAGCAAACGCCAATGACGACGTTTTCGCTGTTCGCGCCGCTGCCTAATAAGCAGTAGCTGAACCGAGTATCCACCCCCGGCCAGGGCCGTACCTTGGCTGCTTGGGAACAGAAAGGGGTGGAAGTATTCGTTGGTAAAGCCTTGCCCAGAGCGCAACCCGGAGGCAACCGGGACTTTCAACCAAAGGAGATTTTCATGGCCGCAAACAAGAAGCATCGCAATCTGACTGCAGCGACAAGCTGGCAAGCTGGTTACACCGAACCTTCCAAGCCTGCATCCAAGAAGGGTGGCAAGTATCCCGGCCATCAGCAGTTCGATTCCAAGCTGCGCTCCAAGCGTAAGTAACGAAATTCGTGGTGGCGTAGGTAAGGGTTACTTCATCCCAAGCAGCGGGTCGCAGGTTCGAGTCCTGCCATTGGTCTAGGCCGATGTAGCTCAGTTGGCAGAGCAGCCGCCATCGAACACCCTAACCGACTTGTTCCCCACATCAACTTTTTCGCGGTGGTGATAGATACAGATACTTCTCCATTTCAAGGAGGTAACGCAGGTTCGAATCCTGCTGGCTCACCAAGTGAGTCATCGTCTAGTGGCCCAGGACACCTAAAAAGCACTGTGTCGATCTGTTCCCCGCAACAACATCAAACCGGAGTCCGTCAATGAAATTGCTTACCATCGAACAACTCAAGAAGCTGCGTATCGAACGTGGTGAAAATCAAGGTGTCTTCTGGGGCCGCGTGCGTGTTACCCAAAGCGGATCATCCCGCTACGAATCGGGTCGCAAGCCTAATGAGCATGTGTTGATCACTGCCACCCTGGTCTACGGCACAGAAGCCCAAAAGAAAGCTGTCCTGAAAGAACTCCAGGCAGCGTAACGATTTTGCGGTGGTGATAGGTACAGATACTTCGCCTTTTAAGCGAGAGGTCGCTGGTTCGAATCCAGCCAGAGTGTCGACGCTGTAGCTCAGTTGGATAGAGCACTTACGTGCCTGTACCGATCTGTTCCCCGCACCTAACGTCGTCACCGATGGACGTAAGCAATCGGCACCCGATACCAGTCAATCCTGCGAGGACTGCATGCTTCCGTATGAGCAGAAAGACTACAACGGTATCTCCGCACGATGGGTAAGCGGAAAGATTTCGCAGTGGCGTAGATGACAGTTACTTCGGATAGAGCGTCAGTCGAAAGACTGAAGGTCGTTGGTTCAAACCCAACCGGCTGAAATGCCGTAGCTCAGTTTTACTGCATCGTCCGTTCCCTGCACTTAGTTTTAAGTGGTGTCAGACATGGTTACTTCCTGCGACGAAACTACACCATGTCAACTTGTTCCCTTAATGGAGAAAGCAATGTCCAGTCTCAACCGCAACACCGTAACCCCTGCACCTCGTACTGCTGAAGGCGGCATCGCCGCACGAATCTCGCCACTACAAGAACTGATTCGTCTATCCATGGCTTGCATGCTGTGGGAAGACGGCTTCTACATCGACGGCCAAACCGTCGCCAACCGGATCACCACTCTTGTGCACTCCGTTACCTTGGCGCAAGCCTCTGGCGTAGCCATCGAAGCACGGAACAAAATGAAGCTGCGCCATGTACCGCTGTTGATCTGCCGTGCCATGGCAAGTCATCCAAAGCGCACAGGTAAAGATGCGAGCTTCAAAGGTGCTGTTGGTGATGGAAACCACACATCGTGGATTAGCCTCACCCTGGCTGAAGTCATTCAACGGCCCGACGAACTTACTGAGTTCCTGGCCATCTACTGGAAGGACGGCAAATGCCCTCTGTCGAAACAAGTCAAGCTGGGCCTTGCCAAAGCCTTCAGCAAGTTCAACGAGTACCAACTCGCCAAGTACAACCGGGCCAAGGACATCACCCTCAAGGATGTGCTGTTCCTTTGCCATTCCAAGCCCCAGGATGTACCTGCTTCAGCGGAGAAGTGGGACAAGGTTGCTCGCGCCACCTATGGCGCTACCCTGGATAGTAGCGAAGTCCGGCCCAATGGTTTCACCGAAGGTGAATTGCTCTACGGCAAACTGATCTACGACCAGTTGGAGACCCCTGATACCTGGGAAGTAGAACTGAGTCAGTCCAAGGACAAGAAGTCCAGCTGGCTTCGCTTGATCAGCGAAAACAAACTGGGAGACCTGGCTTTCTTGCGCAACCTGCGCAACATGCTTGAAGCTGGAATCATCCCAGCTGCAATCGCAGAAAGCGGTGATACTCGTAAATGGGGGCGTGTGCTGCCCTTCCGCTTCATTGCAGCTGCTCGCATGGTGCCCGTGTTGGAACCCATGCTGGAACGCTGGATGCTTAGCTGCTTGGCGAACGCCGAAAAGCTGCCCGGTATCACACGACTTTACGTCGATGTATCACGCTCCATGCAAGAAAAGCTCAGTTCCAAATCTGACCTCACCCGTCTGGATGCTGCCAAGGCATTGGCTATCCTGCTGCGCGAAATCTGCCAAGAGGTGTACATCTACACCTTCAACACACAGGCTTCGATCATCCCGGCTCGTTCTGGCTTCGCACTGGCTGATGCCATCGGCTCGCCTCGTGGTGGCACATCTGTTGGTTCGATGTACAGCAGTACAAACCATAGCGTAGGCCACAGTGAGATCGAACGCGACATCATCATCACCGATGAACAAAGTCGTGATCGGATCTGCAACCCTATTGCCAAGCGCGGTTACTTCATCAATGTCGGTTCCAACAAGAACGGTATTGGTTACGGCCCCTGGCTCCATGTGGACGGCTTCTCTGAATCCGTCGTCGATTACATCCGTCAGTATGAGCAGTCTCTCTGAATACGACAAAGCCGAACGTCAACGTCTGCTCGAAGAGAACATCAATCTTCGGGCAGACAATGAAGGTTATCGTAAAGATGTCGAAGAACTGGTGATCCAGGCCCTGGTAATGCAGTCTCTGATCAATGAACAAAACGGCACGATCCAGAAATTAGTGAAGCGATTGAACTTGAAAGTAGTGAGATGACAACTGATCAAAAGATAATGACTGTGATCGCTGTGTATATAACTGCAGCAGTGATTTGCTTTGGCCCAGCCATGGTTGAAAGTGCGAGAGCAGAACAGGAAGCCTATATGGTGTGCTTAGCTCGCTCACCTCAAGCATATTACTGCGGTCAAGGTGGAGCAGTCGTTGAAGCTGCGGTCAAGGTTATGTTCTGGCCTTTGTGGTTGAGTTACAGGATTGCGAAATGAGTGACGACATGTCCGAATACTGGCGCGATGTAAAGCAAGCCAGTCAAGTGAAACGAGCCAGCAACCGAGAACAATCCGCTCAGATGCTGATCAAAGCAGGTGTCGTCTTTGAAGAAAAGAACCATGGTGCTCACCTCATCGTGCAAGGTAAAACCTGCTTCGTGGACTTCTGGCCCGGTACTGGTCGTTGGAACAGTCGTGATGGAACTAAAGGCTTCGGAATTCATGCACTACTGGAGTATGTGAAATGAGCACTCTGTTCTACTGGGTTCCGATGAAGCCCCTACCCCCGCGTAAGCAAGCCTTCCTTCAGTTGAAGGCCAAGCGCTTTGACCGAGGCCCGAAGAACAAGCATGACTCCCGTGGCCCTTTCCGCGATGCTCACGGTAACGCACGCTTCATCACTCGGCACTTCGATGCTCGAATGAAAGCCAAGTACGGGAACATTTGAGCTACACTCTTACGCTCTCTTTCATCAGAGTACATCATGACAACAGTTGCCCAAATTCATCATCTCAAGTCCTGGTCATTCTCCCGGCTCATGGACTTTGAGTCCTGCAAGCTCAAGGCATGGCTCAAGCACGGCGCACGAATCCCCGACCCCAACCCTTCTCCAGCTGCAGATCGTGGTACGCAAATCCACACACTGGCTGAAGACTTCGTGCAAGGCAAGATCAAAGAACTCCCCCATGAACTCCGACACTTCAAGGACGAATTTCATTCTCTCCGAAAAAGTTTCAAAGCTGGAAATGTCTCCCTCGAAGGGGAATGGGGTTTCAACAAAGAGTGGGAACCCTGCGACTACAAGCATGCCTGGGTACGCATCAAACTCGACGCCTGCATCCACCCAGAAAAAACGCACGCAATCGTGGTGGATTACAAGACGGGCCGCAAGTTCGGCAACGAAATCAAACACGGTGAGCAGCTTCAGCTTTATGTCCTGGCTGTCTTCCTGCGTGAACCGACTGTTCAAGTAGTCACCGCCGAACTCTGGTATCTGGATCAGAACGATCTCACTTCCATCACCGTTACACGCGAAGCAGCACTCTCACGGTATCTGAAGCTCTATGACCGCCGTGGTCAGAAGCTCACCGGCTGCACCGACTTCCCCGCCAACCCCAACCAATTCTCTTGCCGTTGGTGCCCCTACAAACCTACCGGCACGGGTCACTGCAAGGTGGGTGTATGACCGTTCGTTGCCAAGCCCAACTGAAATCAACCAAGAAACGCTGCAAAGGAGTAGCCACTCATGAACGCCAGGGATGCCCTGTCTGCGAAAAGCATTTCTTCGAGCAGCCCTTTGTTCGGGCACCAGAAACTCAGTGTCGCAAAACACGCGAAGACGCCCGTTATATTTGACAACAGCGATCCAGGCACGGGTAAGACTCGTGTTCAGATCGAAGTCTTCGCAGCACGTCGCCGCAAGAAAGGCAAAGCTGCCCTGGTGGTCTGCACCAAATCGCTGATCGACAGCGCATGGAAGGATGACTTCAACAAGTTCGCCTTCGACATGCACGTTGTCACAGCCTATGCCGAGAACCGCGAAGAAGCCTTCGCCATCGACGCTGACGTGTATGTGACAAACCATGACGCTGTGAAGTGGCTTGCAAAGAAACCGGCCAGCTTCTTCAAGCGGTTCGACACGCTGATTGTTGATGAAAGCACAGCCTTCAAGCATCACACCAGTCAACGTAGTAAGGCTATCGCCAAGATTGCCAAGTACTTCGTCTATCGCACCTGCATGACAGGTACACCGATTGCCAACGGAGTATGTGATGTGTGGCACCAAGTCATGATTCTCGACGACGGCAAGCGACTGGGTAACTTGTTCACCAAGTTCCAGCAAGCAGCCTGCAACTACGTCAAGGGGAACAAGGAAGAAGGTGGTGACGAACGCTATGGGAAATGGGTGGATCGTCCCGGCATCGAGAATGTTGTGGGTGAACTGCTCAAAGACATCATCATTCGCCACAAGTTTGAAGATTGCGTGGACATTCCACCCAATCATCGTTACGCGATAAAGATCAATCTGAGCAAGAAGCATCAGGCGCTCTACAACAAGATGGCTTTTGACAAGTTCCTCGAACTCAAAGGCAAGCCGATCAATGCCGTCAACGGCGGTGCTCTGTACCAGAAGCTGCTGCAAGTAGCATCCGGCGCTGTGTACTCCACCCCAGGTGACTGGGAGACTGTTGATACCGAGCGTTATGAGTTGGTGCTTGATCTGGTGGAAGAACGTCCTCAGACCATCGTCTTCTTCAGCTGGGAGCATCAACGCGACAAGCTGGTGGAAGAAGCTGAACGCCGTGGGATCACATACGCCATCTACGACGGCAGTGTGACCAACACCAACAAGCGCAATGAGATCGTGAAGTCTTTCCAACGCGGAGAACTTAGAACCATCTTCGCTCACCCGAAGTCCGCAGGTCACGGTCTGACGTTGACCAAAGGTACAGCCACGATCTGGGCCTCGCCCACCTACAACCTTGAGTACTTCCTCCAAGGGTTGAAGCGTGTGCACCGTATCGGTCAGACCGAGAAAACCGAAACCATCGTGATCGTTGCCAACGACACTGTGGATGAACAAGTGTGGGAAGTCTGCCAGGGCAAGGATGCCCGTCAGAAAGACTTCCTCACCGTGCTGGAACAACAAATGAGGGGTGTATGAGTAAGAAGCAAATCATCATCTTCGATACGGAACTGATCGGCAAAAAGAAGCCTGTGTTCTTCGTCGGATGCAAGAACATCACCACCGGCAAAACGCTCGGTTTCTGGGAACACAAGCGTGGTCACATGGCAAAGCTGGAAGCCATGCTCCTTGATCCCACCTACACCTGGGTAGGTTTCAACAGCGAAAACTTTGACCGCCCTCTTCTAGCTGCAGCCGTCATGGGGCACGATGCCTCTGATCTAAAGACCGTAGCCACGGCCATCATCGAAGAACGCATGCGCTCCTGGCAGACCTACAAGGAGTTCAATCTGGACTTCCTTGAGTACGACCACATCGACTTGTTCGACGTAGCGCCGGGTGTGATGACCAGTCTGAAGACCTACATGGGTCGTATGGGCTACCCCACCATGCAGGACTTACCCTTCCACCACGACAAAGACCTGACGGTGGCTGAACAAGCTGTGCTTGAAAAGTACTGCTTGAATGACTTGGGTGGCACCGACTGGCTCATGAAGAAGCTGCAAGACGAACTCACTCTGCGAGAAGAAATGTCCGAAGAGTACGGTATCGACCTTCGCTCCAAGTCAGACGCTCAGGTTGCTGAAGCGATCCTCAAGAAGAAGGTTGGTATCAAGAATGGTGAGAAGCATGTACCCAGTTGGGTCAACTACATCACCCCCAAGTTCATCAAGACCGATCACCCCGGCATCAAGGAGATGATCGACCTGATTGAAGACCACGATTTCATCATCAACAAGATGACTGGCTCCCCATCGGCCCCAGACTTCATGGAAGAACCTCTTCGTATCAACGAAGGTTTCTACCAAGTGGGTATCGGTGGGCTGCACAGCACGCACGACAAGAACATGTATCTGGAAGCCACAAAGGATCAGATCATCAGTGACTTTGACGTGACCAGCTACTACCCCAACATCATGATCAACGCCGGGTTGATCCCTCGACTCGGTGGTAACAAAGGTCAAGTGTTCCTTGACGAATACAGGAAGATTTATGAAGCGCGTGTTGCGGCCAAACGAAGTGGTAACAAGAAGGTGGCGAACTCCCTCAAGATCACCCTCAACGGTACGTTTGGCAAACTGGGTTCGATATTCTGTAGCTTCTACAGTCCTGATCTTATGCTTGCCGTTACTATCACTGGTCAGCTTAATCTACTCTGCCTTATTCATGAGGTCGAGAAGATCAAAGGGGTCAAGGTCAGGTCTGCGAACACTGATGGCATTGTGGTGGTCTATCCGCCCAAAGCACGGAAGGCTGTCCTTAAGGTATTCGCGGAAAACAGCAAGCGTACAGGCTTTGATTACGAAGAAACCCAGTATCTGAAGTACGCCGCCAAGGACGTGAACAACTACGTCGCTGTGAAGAAGAAATTCGACAAGGCGACAGGTGAGTGGTTGATGGAACCTGACGGCACAAAGGGTAAAGGTCTCTACGCTGAAAAGGGTCTGATGAAGAACCCCACCATGCAGGTATGTTCGGACGCCGTAGCCCAGTACTTGATCGACGGCACCAAGCCTGAAGACTTCATCCCCCAGGTCAAGACGGTGGACGACTTCATGTCGATTCGCAACGTCAAGGGTGGTGGTATCCAGCACAAGAAGTACGTCATGCTTGATGACTGGGTACAAGTTGAACATGGTCGTTGGCGTCGTCCTTGCTGGCCTGCCATCAAAGCTGACGAGAAACGTGTCAGCCGACCCAAGCCTGTGCAGGTAGGTGTAGGTGGTGAACCCTTCGGACGTGTGGCTCGTTGGTACATGACCAAAGACAAGCTCCCTGCCCTCACGAGCATGGGTGGAGAGATCAAGGGCAAGGCCAACGGTAGCCAGATACCAAAGACCGAAGGCGCTCGTGTCTGCATGACGCTGCCCGACAAGCTGCCCAAAGATTTGAACATCCAGTGGTACATCGACGAGGCTTACTCGATGCTTACAGACATGGGTGTGCAAAAAAGTCTCTAACGCTCTTGTGTCATCTCACAGAGTGTTCTATTATTTCGAACAGAGTGTTTTCAAGGAGAAAACAAATGGACGCCAAAGTTAGAACGATTGGCTCAATGATCGACGACATCAACAAACTGCGTGAACGCAAACGCAAGTTGACCGCCGAGGTTGATGAGATCGAAAAGGAATACAAGACCCTCGAAGAAGAAATCAAGGGTCGCCTAATGGCCGAAGGTATGGACAAGGCCAGCGGCAAGACAGCAACGGTGTCCATCAGCAAGAACATCGTGGCAAACGTGGTTGATTGGGAGAAGGTCTGCGCTTATGTCAAACGCACGGGCAACTTCCAGTTGTTCCAGCGACGTATCTCTGATCCGGCTTTCCGAGAGTTGCTGGAAAAGAAGAAGTCAGCAATCCCAGGTATGGAGAGCTTCGAAAAACTCTCTCTTAACTTGCGCTCAACGCTCTAACACTGTCTCAAGAAGGAGTACATCAGATGGCTACCGCCAAACCCAAATCCAAGACCGCAGTCGCTACTGCAAAGACCAACCTCCCTGCCAATCTGCAACAGGAAATGGCCGCTGAACTGGCGTCCTTCCAGAAGCGTCTTGCTGCCCCCAGTGGCGACAAGATCAAGTGCGGCAAGCGTGGTTTCGCCCTCCCCAATGGCGACACTGCCGAAACCCTGTCCGTGATCATCGTGGACTTCGTGTCGGTCAACAAGTACTACGAGAACGGCTATGACGAAAACAACATCGTCCCGCCCAACTGCATCGCCATCGGCCTCGAACCCTCTGGCCTGATCCCCAGCGACAACAGCCCTGACAAGCAAAACGACGCTTGTGCCAGCTGCTGGGCCAACCAGTGGAAGAGCGCTCAAAAGGGCAACGGTAAGGCTTGCTCCAACCGCAAGCTCCTGGCTGTCATGTCTCCCGACGACGACGGCACCGGCCCCCTGATGATCGTGGACGTGTCCTCCACCGGCCTGAAGTCCTTCGATAGCTACGTGTCCAGCGTGGCTCGCACCTTCCAGCGTCCTCCCCGTGGCGTGATCACCGAGATCACCTACGACCCGAACCTGGACTATGTGAGTCTGCGCTTCGGCAACCCCCAGCCCTGCACTCCCGAGCAGTTCGCCCTGGCCTACAGCCGCAAGGAAGAAGCCATGACCCGTCTGCTCACTGAGCCTGACCTGACCCAAGCCGAAGCACCCGCCAAGGCCGCACCCAAAGGTCGTGGTGGTCTCAAGGCTCCTGTGAAGCGCAAGGTGGCCTAAATGACTGTGCGCGACTGGCATGTCCAACGCGCACTGGAATCCTACCGTCAGCTTGTCAGCATCATCGACGAGTTGACGGAGGAAGAGGTGCTTGCGTGCCTCGACCTCGAAGTCGGAACACGTCGTCGTGCCACTCTGGTCGAACGACTGATCCAACAAGCCGCCGATCTTCATCGGCAAAACTATGTGAAGTCCCTTAAGGAGAAATACCATGGCTCGCGCCAAATCCGCCGTACTCAGCCCCGCTGAAAAGAAAGCCGCCATCAAGACCGCCAAGGATGCCGTCAAGGCTCTGAACGCCAAGATCAAGGCCGACAACAAGGCCCACGCTGCCGTCGTCAAGGCTTACGACAAGCAAGCTGCTGCTGACCAGAAGGCTCTGGTCAAGCTGGAAGCTGAAGTCGCCAGCCTGACCGGCGAGTAAGCCGAATAGGGCAGTTAGCTGAGACTGCCTGAGTCTAAATGCGGAACCTAAGAGAAGCGGGGAACCCTGTGGATCGTCGGTGAAGCACTCAAACCAAAACTCAGCACCTACAAGAAGCCGATCTGGGAACCCACCGTGACACAGCGAGTGCGTGGGCATAGCCGACGATCACGCCCAGTGAGGCTTCTTGTAGGTAGTGCTTAGACAGATGGTGGCAACAGCTATCGGCTCACCGTTGAAAGAATACGGACAAGTCGGCCCGACTGAAATTTGTCGCCATCTGTGTGGGTTCAACCCACTTTTCTGAAATCTAACCGGAGACAAAACTCGCCATGAAGCACCTTATGCTGGATATTGAGACCCTTGGGGTCAATCCCGGCTGCGTCGTTCTGAGTATCGGCGCTGTATCGTTCAATGAAACTGACATCTTCGGTAAGTTCTACGAACCAATCAGCATTGAGAAAAGTGTTGATCTGCACAAGCTGACCATCGAACCCCGCACCATGCGCTGGTGGATGGAACAAAGTCCTGAAGCTCGCCAATATGCGTTTGTCGAAACCGACAACGAACTGGATCAAGTGTTGGAAAACCTGAGTGCCACATTCGACTGGACTGAGCACCAAGTGTGGTGTAACGGTGCCTCGTTCGACTTCCCCATCCTGAAGCGCCTGTATCAACAAGCAGGTATCGAGGTGCCCTGGCAGTTCTACAACGAGATGGACTTCCGCACCTTCAAGAACCTGTACAAGGACTTATTCAAGGCTGTACGAGTACAACCCGAGATCGCCCACCACGGCCTGTACGACGCCCTGGCACAAGCCAAGACCCTCCAAGCCATGTTCAAGTCACTGAAGTCGGAGGGTATCAATGCGCTCGCAGCCTGAAAAAGACCCTCATGGGAAAAAGGCCAACGAAGCAGGTGCCAAGCTCGACGCCGGTAAGAACCGGCTCGGTTTGGTTCTGCTGGGCTTCTCACGCGCTCTGAAGGAAGTCGGCAAGGTTGGCACCTATGGTGCCAACAAATATACCGACAACGGCTGGATGAAGGTGGAGGACGGCGAACGTCGCTATACAGACGCAATGCTGCGCCACCTCATGGCTGAAGGCTCTGGTGAAGAATGTGACCCGGACACTGAAATCCTTCACGCAGCCCACGCAGCCTGGAACGCACTGGCGCGTTTGGATTTAATGGTTCGTAACAAAGAGTCCACCGGAGCACCTAAGAGCACTGGTAGTATACCTAAACGAAAGTAATACGATGGCAACGAAGCCAGAGAATACTTTTCGTAACGCAGTTCACAGACATCTGCCTTCTTCGCTATACCATGTAAAAATGTCAAACATGTATAACGCTGGCATAGCCGACGATTGGTATAGCGGAGAAAAGGCTGATCTGTGGATTGAATACAAGTTTTTACCTGTCATACCACAGCGGGTAAATATATGGATGGCCAACCCAAACCAGAAGCATCTGTCCACATTGCAGATGAACTGGCTAAGAGGCCGACATAAGGAGGGGCGCAATGTTGCAGTTATTGTTGGAACCCCAAAAGGTGGTGTCATCTTGCCCGGTCTATCTTGGGAAAACGAGCTAACCCCTGCCGAGTTCACAGCCAAGCTGTGTTCTAGGAAGGAACTTGCCGAGTGGATTGAGCGACAAACCGTCAGATAGCAGAGTCTGACAAAAGGAGTTTTTATGAGCATCCGATCAAACCGCAACATCTACCAGTTGCTGGAAAAGCATTTGCGTGCAGCGGAAGCACCTATGACTTGCGTTGAGTTGATGGCTATCGACGAAATACGTAAAGAAGCAATGAGTGAGTTCGGTGGCGATATTCAATTTGCAACGAACAAGCTCTCGGACTGTATCGGCCTCATGTGGCGCAAAGAACTTCTCAAGCGATACCCAGCGATTGTGACTGGTGGATCGCAAGCGAAGTACGCCTACATCTGGGGTAAGACTGATTCCGACGCAACTCCCGAACCTTTAGCATCCCCTCCTCCTCGGAGAACCAAGACAGGTGTTCTCATCAAAGAACATGATGACGGTGTAATCATTGAGTTTGAAAAGTTCACGGTATTTGTCAAACCCAAATGAGCCTTACCCTTACGAGGGCTGAGTTGATCGAAATAAGTGGATTCAAACAGCGCTCGAAAATCATCACTTGGTTAAAGAATCAGACCTACACCTTTGACGTGGGGGCTGATGGCTGGCCCCGACTCGCTCGTTTGCAGTACGAAGCTAGGCACGCTAGTGCTTTGCCCAGGACTCTGACGCGCTCCGTTAGAGATGTGCCAAATGTGGAGGCTCTGAAGGAGATGCAACGTGGGACGAAAACGAAAAAGCAGGCTAGACCTACCTGAACGGGTCTATTTCAAAAACGGCGCTTACCACTATGTTTACCCCACAGGTAAATGGGAAGTCCTTTCGAAGGACTATGCCGAAGCCATGATCAAGTGGGCGAAGATAGTCAACGCCAACGTAGAAGGAGGCCAGCGTACTGTTGGAGAACTCCTTGACCGTTACTTGTTAGAGGTCGTACCTAAGAAGGCAGAGCGGACGCAAAAAGACAATCGGCAAGAAGTTCGATGGCTACGCTCATTCTTCGGAAACATGCGACTCGAAGCTGTGAGTTCAGCGGACGTAGCGGCCTACGTTCAAGCTCGTGAAGCAAAGACGAGGGCTAATCGTGAGGTCGCCCTACTCTCTCACGCCTTCAACAAAGCCATCCTCTGGAAGCTATGCAAGGAGAACCCCTGCACCTTACCAGGGCTGCGAAACACTGAGAAAGCTCGTGATCGGTATGTTGAGGATGAAGAGGTGGCGAAGTTCGTCAAGCTCGCACCCAACTGGATCAAGTTGTACGTAGAGCTTCGCCTCCAACTCGCACTGCGCCAACAGGACATGCTAGTCCTCCAGTGGGAGAAAGTCACCGATGAATACCTCGATGTCCGTACTCAGAAGACCGGCAAGCGACTTCGCTTTGCCATGACACCAGAGCTAAAGGACTGCCTCGACAAGATCGAGGTGAAAGGCGACTGGGTATTCATGAGTCGGACAGGTAAACCATACACACGCGGAGGCTTCGGCACCGAGTGGCGAAAGGTGATGACGAAGTTTGTCGAACAGGGTGGTGAGCGTTTCCACGAACACGACCTCCGTGGCAAGACTGCTACCGACATCGACGACGTAGTGGTGGCACAGAAGGTTCTGGGTCACAAGAGTATCAAGACAACCGAAATCTACATCAAAGCCCGTAAGCGAGATGTAGTCCAACCAGTAAGGAGAAAGAAAAATGGCACACCTGATTGAAACCATGGCCTACGCAGGCGAGAAGCCCTGGCACAACCTCGGCAGCAACATCGACGCAGACAGTTCTATCGAACAGTGGCAAGTCGCAGCCGGTCTCGAATGGACTGTCAGCAAGCGCCCTGTACTGTTCCAGTCGAACAAGGCTGACTTCGCCCAGATGTCTTTCAAGGACAAGTTCGTCCTGGCACGAGACTCCGATGATCGGGCCTACTCCGTGGTCTCTGGTCGCTACAAGCCGGTGCAACCCAAGGAAGTCCTTGAGTTCTTCCGTGACCTGATCCAGATGCACGGCATGAAGATCGAGACAGCTGGCTCCCTGAAGGACGGACAACGCATCTGGGCCTTGGCTAAGACCGGCGATGTCCACAAGGTGTTGGGTGTCGATCAAGTGGACAGCTACCTGCTCCTTGGCACGTCCTACGATCTGACGTTCTCTACTCTGGCGCAATTCACCTCCGTCAGAGTGGTTTGCAACAACACCCTGCAGCAGTCCCTCAAGAACTACAGCACCCGCGTCACCATCCCTCACTTCCGCGACTTCAACGCTGACGACATCAAGACTCAGCTTGGTATCGGCAAGGAAGCCTGGGCCGCGTACTCCGCTTCCCTGGACGTACTGGCGAAGATGAAGCTCGACACGGTGAAAGCGGAACACGTCATCGGGAAGATTTTCCAGATCGACCCCAAGGACGATCCTGCATCCAAGACCAACGCACCCAAGATCGTTCACTGCAACAACGTCTTCGACCTGTTCATGGGTAAGGCCATCGGCTCTGACATTGCCGGTCAAACCGGCTGGGGTCTGCTCAACGGTGTGACTGAGTACATCGACAAACACAAGCGTGCCCGGAACCAGGGCAACCGCCTGGACAGCGCATGGTTTGGCGACGGTGCCAACATCAAGCAGCGTGCCTATGACGAACTGATTCAGCTGGCCGCGTAAGGAGAACTGAGATGGGAACACGAAGCACTACGCACGTCGTTCAAGCAGGTAAGAAGCTGATGTGCATGTACCGGCACATGGACGGCTACCCGACTGGTCACGGCCAAGAGCTTGTTGATTTCTTCGATGGTCTGACGTTGGTCAACGGTCTTGGTATTGGTGACAACAGCAAGACTGCTAATGGAATGGGTTGTCTTGCAGCCCAACTGGTTGCGCACTTCAAAGAAGGCGCTGGTGGTATCTACATCGAACCGAGTAATCGCGCTGCCGATGAGGATTACCCCTACTTCATTGAAGGGGATACCTTCAACACCGACGTACCTCTGAAGTTCACGGTTAAGAACTGGGGCAAAAAGGTATTCGAAGGTGATTTCGAGGCATTCAAACAGTTCTGTGCGAAGGAGAACTGATCATGAGCTTCAAACCTCGTATCAAGACCTTCGGTGACGACAAGTTCTACGAGAACAACCTCGCTTTCGCCACCAAGAACGAAGCCGAACTCAGCGCCAAGGACACCTACAGCAAGTGGCAACTTGCCGAAGCCTGGGACGTGATTGAGTCCGATCAGCCGGTGAACTACGAGATCAAGGACGGCGTTATGCGTTCCGTGGTCAATGACAAAGCTGAGTTCGCGGAGCGCGTGGCATGACTGCCGACGACTTCACACTGGTTGTAGACGAAGACGGCTACAAAAAGTGGAAGAGCGACAAGTTCGTTATCGCCAAGTATCGCTATTGGTACAACACCGTTGAAGGTGAGTACTTCGTCGCCTACGACATCAACAGCAACCGCATCAACCACATACCCGTTGGGTCGTTTGATGAAGCGCTTGCTCTCTGCAAGGAGTACTGAAATGGGATGGTTATTCTCTGAGTCCTGGCCGACTCGCAAAGACCTCATCCGTCATTTGACGGAGGGTAACGGCGTCAAGACACTCAAGCACTGCACTGTGGGTAACAACCTCTGGTGCTTGCACGAGTATGAAAACTACCGCTACCCCGGCAACACCATCAAGTACGTTTGCTTGTACAAGATGGCGTACCACGGTAAAGACCTGAAGGGCTGGGGTTACAAGGGCATCGACGAAACCATGGGGCCGGTGGAACTCTCCTGCCCCGCTTCGTATCTCGACATGTGCACAGCACCCGAGGGGAACTACGCCTACGACTGGCGTCAACGGGTGTATGAACGTGATCGAAAGCTGAAGCAGATGAAGATCGGCACGAAGGTCAAGTATGGTGAGAACACCTACCAGATCGTCAAACGGCGCTCTCCTTCAAGCTGGTTGGTCAAGATGTTCTCCAACATCAGCGGTGAGTTCATCGAGACCTATCGTGCAGGCGCACGTTGGCTACTGGCTTGTGAGGTGGTGGCATGAGTACATACGAAAAAACTACTGAGTCGGCGGCTGTGACAGCCATCAACATCTTCGACGGTCTAGCTCTGAACAGGCGTAACGAACAATGGAACAACCTGCAACCGGCTTGGGAACATGCAGGTATGGGGTTTGTGGAGTTCTGCTCGTGGATCGCTCGCATCGGTGAAGCAAGCGAAGATAAGTTAGCCGCCCTCAACCCTCAAGATTTTCCGGGCGTGTATGACTACGAAGTCTCATACCCACTTGGTCAAGACATCGCCAAATACATGTTTGAACATGTTCGTCTTCCTAGTGATGAGGAAGTCGACAAGATGCTGGACACAGCTATCAATGAATTCTTCGCACAAGGAGTCTCCAATGATGCTCATCTCGATTGATGGTGGTGTGACTTGGTTGCAAACAGATGAATGCCGTATTCACCCAGAGTTGTCTGACACAGACACATCGGAAACTATCACTCTGACGGCTACCAAAGAAGGGTTGGTAACTGATGTGTGGGCTGGGCCTCCTCATGAAGAAAACATCGGTACATCATCAGAATTGTGGGACGACATGATTGCGAGGCTGACATGAACATCGACAAAGCTCGTAAGTACCTGGAGATAGCCCGTGCTACATCAAAGCTCTCAAAAGACCAAAGCTCGAAGGTTGGTGCCCTCATCCTTGGTACGTCGCAAGAAGTACTTAGCCTCGGTTACAACGGCGCACCGCGAGGCTGTGCAGCAGACGAAGATGAGAGAGCTACAACACGCCCTGAAAAGTATTTCTGGTTCTCCCACGCTGAACTCAACGCAATCACAAATGCTGCAAGAGTTGGCACGGCGCTGGAAGGTGGTGTTCTTGTGGTCACCCACCCACCGTGTATTGACTGTGCACGAGCAATTGTCCAGGCCGGAATCAGGGAGGTTTATACCCTTACCCCCGATGACGACTTCAGAAAGCGTTGGGCGGAAAGCATGGAACGCACTGATCGGCTTTTTCAGGAATGCGGAGTGACCTACGTATGGCTCTGAACATCCAAACCCACACCAACATCTCAGGAAGCTACATCGTTGTGCAGTTCCTTGATAACTGGGAGTGGTACTTGGACGCTCGGAAAGACTCCCGCTATCCGAACTACTCCTCCATCGAAGAGGTTCGTTGCGGAAAACTTGTCAAAGTTACACGCTTAATTCACAACGACGAAGCTCCTGAATTCATCATCAATCGCATGCGCCAAATAGCTGCAGGTCATCAATGAACAAGATACGCATCACGCTCACCGAAGAAGGTGACGACATCAAAGGGACGATCAACGTAGAGGCCACCACAGGTTTTACGTTGGACGCACTGGCAGCAACAGTCGAAGCACTGGCAGATCACTACAAGGTCTCCGTGGACGACGTGATGCAGGACATCTATGCAATAGCAAAACGGAGAATCAAGAAATGAAAGCCCTGAAGTACCTGAATGACCGATACAACGACATGCTCCTCAAACTGGCTGGTCGCATTGCACGCAAGCACGGTTTGTTGATCGTGAAGATCGTCAACATTGCGAATACCAACTACATCCTCAACAACGACGGCAGCATGCAACGTATTGGCGGTAAGAAATGACCAGTACGACAGACTCTGCTTCTGTAAAGAAACAGACCGCAGCAGCGAACCGAGTAACTGGGCGGAGGTTCTGCTCTGCAAACGGACATTACGTCGATGCGAACCAAGTTGGTTTGCAACGAGGTAATAAATGGTGCTGCGACTCGTGCGCAGCGAAGATCACCAAACCGAAGAGGGTGAAATGATCGAAGTCAAAGTCACGTATTACCCGAACGAGGACACAGGTGAAGAGCCTATCAGCTACAGCCAAACCATCCTCATTTCCAAACAGACTCATCCATGGAAAACGATGGGTTACGAGGTAATGCAACTGGCTCTTAAGTGTTACGACATCCTTGTAGCAAATTCCGAACAACTGAGGAAAGAAGTCTCGCAATGAAAATCATCAAAGCAAGTTACGAAATCTTGGCATCAACCCCTGACCTGGAAAAGGTCATCGAACTGGCAGGTCGCACCTGCTACAAGTCTGAAGACAAGATCACGGAGGATTCCGCAAGTGAGTTCGTCGCAAAAATCCGCAGCATCAATCACGAGAGCGTGCTGGAGCACGGTTCGATCAGTGTTCGTTTCGTTGTTGATCGAGGTGTTTCCCATGAGCTTGTCCGCCATCGCGTGGCTTCGTTCTCGCAAGTAAGCACACGTTACTGCAACTACAGCAAAGACAAGTTCGGCAACGAAATCACAGTGATCGACTTGAAAGGTGGTTTCCCTGACATCACCGAAGTCTCTTACATGAGTTGGATGCGAGCTTGCCGTGAGGCTGAGCGGGAATACTTCTTAATGACTGAGGTTGGTGGTTCCAAGGCCCAAGAAGCTCGCTCCATCCTTCCCAACAGTCTCAAGACTGAAGTGGTGATGACGGCCAATCCGCGTGAGTGGCGTCATGTGATCAAGCTGCGTGCGGCCACCGCTGCTCACCCCCAGATGCGGGAAGTTATGGTGCCACTCTCTAAGGAGTTCGCACAGAAGTGGCCCTCACTCTTCGGAGATTTGCAATGAGTATCACACTCAGTTTCGTAGCCACCTCGGCTGCTCATGCCAAGGAGATTGTGGATCGTGTACACGGTGAGGTTCACATCACTGACGACATGATCCGTGACTACCTCGTGCGTAAAGGTTGGTGGAAGCCCGGTGTTGAAAGCGGCCCGAGCAAGGGTACTGACACTAAGGAGGACGCACCGAAGCAGGATGTGGCTCGCAAGAACATCAACCCTGGTGATCCCAGCATCAGCAAGATCGGCTCTTCCACCAAAGACGTAATCCTTGGTGACTTGGCAGCTGGTCGCCAACCCCCAACCCCTAAGTACGACGAACACATGAAGCTGCTGTGGAGTCGTGGTGAAGTGAAGTACGACGGTAAGGAGTACTACCTGTGAAAAAGAACGGCTGGACACTGGTGGTTGAGGCCACCAAAGAACCCGTGACACTCCCCATGGTGTGTCGTGACTTCCGTGGTGAGGATCACACCGTTACGGACGGTGCTCCTCCTCACAAGCCTGGAAGCACTGGTCGCATCTACACATCAATCCAAGAGTCTTTCTTTCCCGGCGTTGTCGGCCTTTTGTGGGTGAAGGACTCTGACGCAATCTGAAAGAAAGCCATGAACTACCGAGTCGCATTCACCCCGATCAGCGGTAACACAAAGACAGGCCCTATCCCTGTCACCACCACCGAAGCAAAGACGTGTCCACCCACATGCGCTCAGTTCGACACCTGCTACGGCAAGTTCGGACACATCATGATTCACTGGAAAAAACTCAACAACGGAGAACGTGGTTATGAGTGGGAAGAATTTTGCGACAAAGTACGACGGCTCCCTCGGAATCAGCTTTGGCGACATAATCAAGCGGGAGACCTACCGGGAGATGGAACGCGAATTGACCGCGAAGCTCTCAATCAGCTCGTCGAAAGTAATCGTGGCAAGCGGGGTTTCACATACACCCACTATCCACTTCAAGGAACTCACAATCTTGAATGCGTTGAGGATGCCACTCGTCGAGGATTCACCGTCAACATTTCGTGCGACTCTCTTACGCAGTCTGACAGAGTTGCGGACATCACCGACCTCCCGCAAGTGGTCGTACTCCCCTCAAACACATCGGTTCATGTTCTTCATACACCCCGAGGACGAAAGGTGGTTGTTTGCCCAGCCACGTACCGGGATGACATCAACTGCATGCGCTGCGGAATTTGCCAAGTCGCTAGTCCGAACCGCGCTGTGATCGGCTTTCCCGCCCACGGCGTCAAGAAGCGTGTGATCGACATCAAGCTAATGAAGGAGTGAGTCATGAGTACAGAAGGCGTCATTTCGTATCTGGACACCCTACCCCTGGCTAAAGCTCTGTGGTGGTTCATCGAGAACGTTGGTCAGGATGATCGCAAATACACGGAGTTGTTCTTTTACTTCCGTGAACGTGTGAGGGCTGAGTCATGACCATCGTCCAAGTCTGCGGCTGCATCGTCGAAGACGACCAAGTGACGCCCAATGTCCCTGACTCAATGGCTCATTTGCACAGCGCCTACCTGGGCGAACCCGGTGCTATGGAGTGGCTTGCCGACTTCAAGGAGAAAGCACACGCCTTGAAGTTCGGTAAGCAGCTGGCAAAGGAGCTAGGTGCTGTGTTCGAAGACAAGACCTACCCGGAGGCCCACTGAGATGGAACTCGTCATCGTCCAATTTCCTGGCACCAACGCCGAAGAGGTGATCGCTGAAGGATTGAATTCCATCGGCCAAGCGGTTCGTTGGATCAAACGCAACACCACTTTTGAAGAAGAACGTGATGGTCTGGTTGACATCATGCAACGCCTGCCTGACGGCACATTAACCACGGAGTACTAAGTATGACATCTCGTTTTGAAGACATTCGTAACTGGGCCAATGATCGCAACATCATCGAAGGTGCCACCACTCACGCTCAGTTTGTGAAGCTCATGGAAGAAGCCGGTGAACTCGCCAGCGGTATCGCCAAGAGCAAGATCGAAATGGTGAAGGATGGTATCGGTGACACCATTGTTGTCTTGACCATCCTTGCTGCTCAACACGGTCTGAGTGTTGAAGAGTGCGTCGAACAAGCCTGGAACGAAATCAAGGATCGTAAGGGTCGCATGATCAACGGTGTGTTCGTCAAGGAGGCTGACCTGACATGAGCTTCCCTCCTTTTGACCGTGAGCGTGACTGCGCTCAAGACGATGTGGTTCAGGACATCAAGGTTCAGCGTCACGAACACTGCATCTCGATCTGGCAGCACGACGGGACAGGTGACGAAGACGGCCACGTCATCGTCGTTCCCAACCACGCCATCGCTGCCTTCCGCAACGCCGTGTTTGGTCTGAAAGCCGAACAGGAACAAGTCATCAGTGGGGTGGAGAAATGAGCATCTTCAAACCTATGCTGGCGACAGACGCAGACCTGGGGAAGTTGCGCTTCCCCCTGCTCGCCAGCCCCAAGCTCGATGGTATTCGCGCAATCGTCCGTGATGGTGTGGTCTACAGCCGTAGCAACAAGCCGATCCCGAACAAGTTCGTGCAGGAGAAGTTCAAGCACCTCAACACACTCGACGGTGAACTGATCGTCGGCCATCCGAACAGCCACGATGTTTACCGGCAAACCACGAGCCACGTCATGTCTCATGACAAGACAGACTTCCCCGTCACCTTCTACGTCTTCGACTGCATTCGTGACCTGGGTGCCAACTACGGAGTGCGTTATCGCTGGTTGGAAGAAGCTAGTCTTAACACCTACGCACATGTGAACCTGCATGAGCAGGTGTTGGTACAGACCATCGACCAGTTGATCGACTACGAAAACCAATGCCTGGACGACGGCTACGAAGGTCTGATCCTGCGTGATCCGAACGCGCCCTACAAGATGGGCCGCAGCACCGTCAAGGAAGGCTATCTGCTGAAGATGAAGCGCTTTGTGGATGCTGAATTTGAAATCGTAGGTTTTGAGGAGCGTATGCACAATGGTAACGAAGCCACGACGAGTGAACTTGGGCGAACTAAACGAAGCTCTCACAAAGCTGGCAAGAGTGGTCGGGGAGACCTCGGAGCCATTGTCCTGCGTCATAAGGACGGATTCAATTTCAATTGCGGTACAGGGTTCACTGACGAAGAGCGGGATCACATTTGGCGTAACCAAAGTGCGTATCTCGGAGCGCTCGCCAAAATTAAGTACTTCGCAGTAGGGATGAAGGACGCACCTCGACACCCTGTGTGGCTCGGCCTCCGTGACCGGAGGGACACATGATTTTCCACATCACCCATCGGTACGAAGACGATCAGTACCGAGACATTCAACTCGAATGCGCCGTCACTGACTACTCAGGGCCGACGTACCAAGTCATCTGCGTCTACGACAAGGCTGACAGCAGTGTCGCTTGGACTGATTGGCTCCTCACACAGAGCAACACCACCGATCAAGTCGAAGTTGATGACGACGATGTGCCGCTGTGGGCAAAGTGCCTGAAGGAAACTCTTCGGGCGAAGATCGAAGCACAAGCAAGAGGAGGTTGAATGTTCTGGAAAATACTGAGTACAGCTGCACGCGCAGCAATCACCATCAACCGCACCGTGACTGCACTGGGTGCAGCGACAGTCATCGGTGTCGGTGTTTACGACTTCATCCGTAGTCGGAGGAAAAAACAATGAGTCCTTTGAAAGCCCTTCTTGTGGATGCCGTTTGCGGCAACCCAGTTCCTCGCAGCTTGATCATTGCTATGAATGGTGAAGACTGTGAGCTATTCAAAAGCACTGGCAACCAGTGGAACGAAAGCTATGCCTGGAAACGTGAGTCCCTGGAAAAGATGACTCTGGATCAACTCGATGAGTTGTACGCTGGGATAAAGTTCGCGTAA